TTTTAAAATATACCCCTTACCAGCGCCAGGGGCACCCGCTAATATAATAGCTTTAGGTTTACCTTGTATTTCTTTTAAGATATCATACAATTTCACAGCGAAGTATTTGTTATAAATATTACAAATCCCTTTTAGCTGATGTCCTAAATTGTGTAAATGCTGGTTTATGGTTTGGGTTTTCTAGATCAAATAAAGTACGGACCGATTTATATATTTCTAAATTTTCTTCAATAGTTCTTGATGATTCATACATTTCCCATCCTTTACCTTGCATTTTACCTTTTGCGGCTTTTCTTTTAGAAGATTTTAACCATAAAATACCAGTACGATCTACTTTTTTACCAAAACATTCTTCAAAACATTTAGCATACATAGCTGTTTGTAAATCATAAGTAGTTTGTAAGTGATTAGATGTTTTAAAGTCTATAATCCATAATTCACCATTAATTTCACAAACTAAATCACAAGTACCCGCTACTTTTAATTCATCTGAAAATAAGTGGACTTCTGCTTCAATTAATGTTGGTTTATATTCTTCCCACCATTCAACAAATTTCATAAACATTTGCCAAATATTAGGATGGTACATAGGAATACCATGTTGAAGATAATTTAATTCTTCTCCATTAAGATAAGCCTCAATCATTTCATGTACTTGAGTACCTTCCTCACTTGCTTTTTTAACAATATAATCTGCAGAATAACCTACTTTTTTAAGCCAATCCTCAAAGAATTTACCTTTAGGGTAATAAGATAAAACGTAAGTTACTGATGGGTAGAACTCACCATTTCGTTGATAATACCTCCCGTCAGGTAGAGTTATTTGTTTTGCGTCATCAGATATTTCTAATATTCTGTCGTAAGCTTTTTTAATTTTTGTCATAAGGCTAATTTTTTAGCCAAAAGCCCAGATAAGGTTAACGGAACAGACTTTTGAATAAGTTCAGTAAAACATTTAAATCCTAACTCACTCGGGTCCTTATCATCCATTTCTAATAAATGGACTTCTTTACCTTCATTCATAAATGTTTCACAAAATTTAAGTGCAGACTTAATAGCATCACTATCAAGTGCGATATATATTTTTTCAACTTTAGAAGAAACAATTTTCTTCATTAAGTTACTTTGTATATTTTTTCCTAAAAGCGGGATAGCATTCCTTTTGATGGCTATGGCGTCAAATGGCCCTTCGCACAATACCAACGGGCTACTCCAGTTTATAAACATTTCAAACGGCACAATATCGCGAGATACTGATGGGTTTTTATATTTGCGGAATGGTTCTTTTTCAAAACTACGAGCTGTAAAGTAGTTAAGATTTCCGTTAACATCATATGAAGGAATAATAATCATATTTTGGTATTCTCCACTTTCACAATAACCAATATTGTATTTTATAATATCATCCATAAAAATACCCCTTCGCTTAAGATAAGCTAAAGCATGTTTTCCCATAATATCTGAGGGATGGTCTATAAGGGAAGTAAATTCGGAGGGTAATGTAATTGTATTTACTATTTCTACCTCTTCAACAAATTGTCCTTTAGGGACTAATTTGATGGCTTCTTCAATATGCTCATACGATTTAGATCGTTTAAGTAAAGAAACAATAGTTTTACCTCTGGTGTTACATACCCAACAATGCCAAGGATTGTGTCCCTTTTTATTTTCGGTAAAATTAATTTCTAATTTAGGTTTGTGGTGCTGGCAAAAAGGGCAATGGTAAGCATAATTACCCCTTGCTGTTTGTTTACCTTTTCCTAAAACTCTGTCAACTAGAGTAACTAGTAAATGATTTACCATAGTATGGAATGTACGGTAAGTAATTTAAATATCAAAGTCTGAGGTAAAGAATTTACCAAGTATATTATCGTTATAATATTTTTCGGGTTGTTCTAATACTTCAAGCTGGAATAACCATTTGGTTTCGAGGTATGTAAGGTGTTTTTTATTGAAAGCGAGCTCAAGAATTTGTTTTTGCAAATCTTTCAGCGTAACTTCTCCTTCTATAATACGTTTTTTAAGATGGGTGTTGGATCCATAATATGTTTTCCAATCACTTTCTTTAGTTATTATTTTATGGATTGATTTACGTCCCCTTCCAACTTGCTCGGCTAATTCTGCTCGGGTTTTCTTACGTTTTTGATTGTGATATAGGACTTTTTTTCCTATATATTTTTTCCCTTCGGGGGTAATCACTTCATAAACAAAACCAAAGGTATTGGGAGGAAATTGAGTAATATTTTCAATCTCCTCCCCCTTATATTTCCAATTCATTTAATTATGCTGGGTTTTGGGCATCCATTCTAGTAGCAGTCAATGTTGATAATCCTTGAATTCCATTTGAAGAACTATAGAACATAAATTTAGTTACATACTCATGGCCTTGTCCTATTGTAATGGCACTTCCTGCTAAATCTTTTATAGAGGCTGAGTATTGGTTACCCATATCATTTGTACGATAAATTTCCATATCGTTTTGGGATGCTCCTACCATTTCTATTTCTATGATCACAGAATCACCAGAAGTTACTGAGGCTGTTGGAGGGGCAATAACAAATTCTGAAACTGTATCTGAATAATTTCTTACAAGCCATTTATTGTATCCTGCAGAAGCAGTTGCGTGATAGTAAGGAACATCAATTTGTACTGTTCCATTAGTAGCACCCTCAGAATAAGTACCAGAACCTCCTACTGCAGTATTATCATATCCAATAGTCATACCATATGGTTGGAATATTACACTAGTTACTTTAAAGCTACGATTTGTAGTACTTTGCTGGATAGAAAGGTTAGTACCAGTGTGGTTTAATAATTGTCTAGTAAAGGCATAACCATACGAACCTGTGTTTATATTAAAGGTACTTGTAGTAGTAACATCAGCATTTCCAAAAGCTATTACATTATCTGTAGCCGCTGGAGTACCCCCTGAAATACTTACTGCCATTGAAGATATAGTTTCATCTATACTAAAGTTAATAGTTCTTTCTTCAGCTGGGATTGAATAACCTTCATCACCATTTCCTGTTGATGGGGGAGTAACTTCGATTACTTTACCTTCGGAATCTATTGATAAAGCATAAGCTTCAGTACCTGTATAATTTCCGGCCCCATATTGATTAAACATAATAGCTCTAGAAGAAGAAACTAATAAACCAGTTTTTGGAGTACCATTGTCGGGAGATTGAAGAGTTTTAAACTCAATACTAGCTTGACCTGTGTAAGGTGGGGAAAGAGTACTATCTGCTGTTATTTTTATCTCAGCGACATTAACACCTCCTGTTAAATCATCACTAGCTTGTATATCTATAGAAGCTATCTCACTTCCAGAAACTATAGAGGTTTCTAGTGTATCTAAAATTAATGCAGGTTGTCCTGATGCAGCTTGGATTGTTACTACATTATTAGTTTCGTCATAAGTAAATCCGGAATCCCCACCAAAAGCACCATTATCATTATATTGCACTTCAGTATTATTTCCTCCTGGGGTGCCTCCTCCAGGGCTAGTACCTGATGTACCTGATGCACCTGATGTACCAGAAGTACCTGTAGCACCCGTAGCACCATCAGCACCACTTGTACCAGAAGTACCTGTAGCACCCGCAGCACCATCTACACCACTTGTACCTGAAGTACCTGTCAAGCCTGACGTACCAGAAGTACCTGCTACTTCAAGAGTAGTGGTACCTGATGTACCTGATGTACCAGAAGTACCTGTAGCACCCACAGCACCATCAATACCACTTGTACCTGAAGTACCTACACTACTTATACCTGAAGTACCTGAGGTGCCTGATCCTCCTCCCCCTCCAATATTTGAATTGGCTACATAACATACATTATTAGTTCCTGTAGAAGGGGAAGTAGGAGCTGAACCATTTCCTGATTGGTAAGTTACATCAAAACTATAAACATTTCCTGCTGTAGAACCCGAATTAATTAAATAGGTGCCATCATTTCCATTATCCCAAGTTACTGTAAGAGTGCCTCCTGCAGATTGTAGTGCCCCTAATACATTAGATTGGTCTGTACTATCATCGTCAGTATTAAAAAATTTCCAAGTGGTAATGCTTGCAATAGCAAACACATTATAATTAGCTTGTCCTGTACTAGGATCACCAGTATCAGAAATTAATTCATAACTCATACATCCTGCTGATCCTGATACTGATGTACCTGATATACCTGATGTACCAGAAGTACCTGTAGCACCTGCAGCACCATCTACACCACTTGTACCTGAAGTACCTGCGGCACCTGGTGAATTTATTCCCGATGTACCTGAAGTACCTGCGGGGCCTGTACCACCATCAACACCACTAGTACCGGCAGGGCCCGTAGAGCCATTAATACCACTAGTACCTGAAGTTGCAGATCCTGTATCTATAGTTATTGCAAAAGTGTTTCCATCCCCTTCAGTAAAAGTAATTATATTACCTGATACTGAAGCTGTTTCTATAAGAGAACCTGTGTCTATTTGTATACTACCTGTTTGGCTAATTAATAAGAAAGTATCTCCCGCAGATACACTTTGACCTTTTTTGACTTCTCCTGTCGTTGAATCTAAAACTAAAGTTGAATATCCACTATCAACATCAGGGGTACCATATAAAGTAGTAGACCCACTTAATAAGGTAGATCCTGTTACCATAAAACTACCACTTAGAGTTATGTTGTATTCATATTCTCCAGTAAAAGCATCTACGGATTGAGAAACATGCCAAGCGTTTATAACAAAAGTTTGATTTACTTGGTCATTTCCTGTAAAGATTTTTTTTAATGTGTTTGCCATTTTATCTATCTAAATTTATTACTATGGTAGTATCTGTCGTTTTTGAGGTGGGTAAAGGTTGAGATAATTTTCCTATTGCTAATAATTCTTGATCTTCATTATACAAACCTACAGTAGTAACATAAGGTGTAAAATCCGAACCGGTTACGTAATATACATATGTTGATTCTCCGGAACATAAAAGTTTATTCTGCCCCTTTATAGAATCTTCTAATAAAGAAGGATTTAATGAATAATTAAATTCATTAGCATTTATGGTACATTTGTATTGAGTTTCAATTATATCAAAAGAAGATGAAAAGGAACAAGTAATATTATTAGTAGCTACAAAATTATGTAACCAAGGAGCATAGTTTACAAAACCTACTTCAGTATCTCCATAAGTACTAAGTCCATATACATCTTGTCCATACCCATTTATTTCCAATCCAATTAGGATAGCTAAACCTTGATTATAAATAATATTACCACAGTAAGAACCATTTAATAAAAGATTACCTTCCCCATCATCAGTTATGTTATAATAGGAATGGTTAGAACTAGTTTCTAATAAGGAAGTTCCGGGGATAGGTTTAAATTTTAAATGGAAAGTAGTAGGTTGTATATAATTACCATATAATTTAGAAGGTATAGATAATACCCCTAAAGTAGGATGATCACCTTGAGGAAAAACTCTACTTTCAGTTAAATTGGTTTGGGGATAATTGTAAAATCGACCTTGAGAAGATGCAGGACCTGCTAAGACATTCCCTTCTATATTTGCCCCAGGTAAAAGACTTGCCGTAGTTAAAGAGTCACCCCAAGATGATGTAGTAAAATTAGAATAATATAATTGTTTAATAGTATTAAATACTAATTTTTGGTAATATTTTTTAAAATATCCTGTAGTAGGTTCAGTAGTTAAATCAAAGTAAGAAGATGTAGGAGTGTCGTATGCTAAAAACCTATCTATAAATACATCATTAATACTTTCATTTGCATCTTCACCATAGAGGTTAGTCCCATAATAGGCGCTGCCATAAGCAATTTCTTCGCCTGTAAAAGAAAAGTACTTGTTTACTTCAAAAGAGCTAACTACTACGTCAGAGGTTAAAATAGGTTTGTAAACACTCATTCATTAGAAATCTAGTTTAACTCTAACAAGAGCTTCTTTTGTAAAATCTTTAGTAAGGGGTTTGCTCAATTTAGCAACAGCTAATAATTCATTGGCATCATTATATAAACCTATTGTAGTAATAAAGGTTTGGGGTTGATTAATAAAATCAGTATAAATTACATCCCCTGTAGAACCACTAATAAATGATGGGTTTGCCGAATAATTAAACTCACTATTTTTAGCTCTTATAAAAATATAATCTGAAGTTATGTTTTCTTGGCTGTTTAATGTAAAATTACTTCCGCGGTCTATAGCTCCAAATAATTTACTTTGATTATTTGCTTCTGTATTAGAAGTATAAGAAGTATTTAAAGATATACCACCATTACTTTCAGCTAAATCTAAAGCTGAGGGGTTTAATATTAAAGTACCAATATCGGGTAAAAACAAACCATAAGAACCCGAAGGTGTCATCCCGTTAGCTATAGCATTAGAAGGGGTAGAATCTGCACTAATAGCATTTCCATTAGAACCTGATACTATTTGGAATACTCTACCTGCTTCATTATATGTAATTGTATTTATATCTCTGCTATTATCAGTTAATTCTAGTCTCTCCCCCCCAGAACCTACTAATACAAGTGATAAAGTCCCTGGAAATAAACTTCCTTTGAATTTAGATCTTTCAATGCTTATACTATATATACTTTGAGTTGTTAGTGTAACCCCTCCTATAGTATTACCACAAGATCCAGATCCTCCAGTTGTACCAAATGTAAAATTACTATTTTCATCTCCTAAAACTATATTTTGAAATTGTCCAAATATTGTAGATGTAGGAGATTTACCATCTACTCCAGAGTCATACAATATTGAACCTGATCCGTTACTATCTCCAAAAGCTATTTCAAATTGGGTTTCCGATTGGGTATTACTAGGATCTAGTTGAAAAACACTTAAGTAATATTTCCCACTAGTTCCTGCAACTTGGATAGAAGAAGTGACAAAATTATCTAAAGTAGGAAGATTTCCAGTCCATGCCCCAGCAGTAACACTGTCCGCACTTATCAAAAAATCATCTGATTCTAATCTTTTAAATGACATTAGTTATAATTAAGTTTGTGTAATAGTTACAGGGATAGTTACACGAGCACCACTATCTCTTCCTACTATTTGTAATGTAGTATTTAACTGGGTTGTATTATTAAATAAAGTATTAACAGTAGTAGCAGTTAAATTAATTGTAGATCCTACTACAGTTTTAGATACATTAGTACCTATAGTTTGAGATTGATTTAATTGTGTAGCTTCGGGTATTTGTATACCAATACCCTCAAATGAACTTAACACCCTTACATCAGCTATGGTTGCTGTGTATCCATTAGATTCAAATACTTGGTTGTTTCCAAGATAATTAAGGGTTTGGGGAGTTATAGCTAAAGATGCCCCTTGTTTAATCCTAATATTAGAATATCCTATATCTAGAACAGGCATTTTAGCTGTTCCTCTAGGAAGAGTAACTAATTTATATCTTAAGTTTTGTGTAGCTTCAGGAAAAGCCTCTAATAGAGGCATATTTTCAATAGCTTGTCCATAAAAAGTACTTCCAGAAGGATGGGAAGGATTATATAAAGTATAATCAACTTCATCATCAGATAAAGCAAACTGTGTTATTCTAAAAGAACTATCACCCCTTGCTAAAAGTTCTCGGCCTTTATTTGTTAATATGGCATCTATTGTTACTACGGCGTTATTTAAAAATCCCATTTTGTAATGTATATATTATAAATATTGTTACTTTTATTTTTTATTATTCTTTTATTATTCCTTTTTCTTTTAATTGAGAAATAATTTTATTAAAATTATCTTTTAATGTTTGAGAAGGATATTTAGGTAAAATAAATCCTCTAAAATTTTGAGTATCGTTTTGGGGAAGCTTTTTTACATCTAAGATAATGTAAGCTGGGTCTTGTTGTTGGATTCTATGGAATACAAAATTATTTAACTCAGTCCCTTCAGGAATAGTAGTGTTTAATCTAAATTTTAATTTATTATCACTATCCTCATCAGGAGAAGTTACTTCATATATAGTATAGTCTTTATTTTTGTTATATTCAAATCTAATTCTATCTCCTTTTTGTAAAGTAAAAGGTTCAGTTACAGGAGAAAAACCAAATGCTGAAGCTAAAGGTAACTCAGCTTGGATTTTTCCATAGTTGTTTGATAAAAATTGTGAGCCTGTAATCCATGTATTAGAACTTGTTTCTAGTAAAGGTAAAGTGTTTGTAGAACCAGAGACACTACTAGGAGTTTGACTTTTAATACCAAACAACATACTATTATATTTTATGTCATTATCAAAAGTAGCATAAAGTGCAAATTCGGGATTCCCTGCTAATTGAGAACTATTTAAATTTAGATAAAAATTAGTAGTAGTTGGCCCACTCTCTCTAATTTTGTATTCAACATTTCCTAAATAATAAGAATCATTAGAATTATTATCTTTTAAATAATAATCAATAAACTTATTAGCTTGACCTTGATTTATAGCAGAAAAAGTTATTCTGAATGATACTTCGCTTATGTTGATTAAGCCTGTTGTTATAATGCTATAAGTGCCATTAGTAGCATTTAAAGTAGCTACGGAAGGATCAGGATTAATATCAATAGTAAAATTACCAATTTGATTTACCCCACTCCCAGTTAAATAAAAAGGACCTGTTCTTTTTAAATCCCCCAAAATACTTGGAGTAGAAGGGTAAATTCCTGGTAGAGTTGTTTCTTGGAATGTAATCCCTAGATCATACTGAGATTGTGAATATCCAGTTTGGGTATATAAAAGGGGTTGTTGTTTTCCTATCCCGGTTACAGTTAACTCTCCCCCTAATTGTTCATTAAGTATTGTACCATTATCAATTCTAACTACAACAGACTCTTGAATAGGAAAATTTTGTATTAAATTATAAAAAGAATCAGTATTTAAAGTAGGTTTAGCAACATTACCATTTTCGTCTACCAAGTATGTTATGAAATAAGCAGTATTATCTATAATCTCAGGAGAAGTATCTCCTGCTTCTTCAAAAACTAAAAAATAACTTTGATTTCTTTCAGCAGTGGCTAAACCATTTAATACTCCTTGTGTGGGTCCCCCTGTTATTTTATCATTTACAACACTCATTGATTATCCATTTTCTATATTAATATTAAAATCAGGAGAACTTACTCTAACCCCTTCATATCTTGCATTTTTTAATGTAGTATTATAATTATAATCTTGAACAGGAGCACGCTTTGCTGTGTTACTTACTATAGGATAAAAATTTATAGGAGTAATAGCTTTTAATGAGTAATCAATTTCCATAAATTTTTCTGATAGTCTAGTGTTAGAAGTATTGTTTAATAAAGGTGCAGAGCACATTATTTTTTGAATGTTATTAGTATTAATAACTAAATTCATAGTAATATCTAAAGAACTAAGGGTATTATATTGTCCATTATCATTTACAAATATAGGTGCTCCTTCCATAACTTTTTTAGGGTTATTTACTTCTATAAAGTAATAATCTAGTCCTGTTCCATTATCATAATTTTTACTAATTCCTGCTATTTCAAAATCAAAATTCTGCAACTCAGGTTGGGTAGGGTAATTACCATTAGTAGTTTCTAGTTCTATAGAAAGAATATCCCCAGATCTATATAAATCTAGGCTTGAAGTTAAGTTAAGTCCTAAAGGAGTAGTAGATCCAATTTGTATATGGGTAATTCCTTCATTATTATTAGGTTTATAAAATATTAATTTATCTTTAGTAGTTCTCCCATTATTTGCAGGAGGATTAAACTCTAAAGATGAAGTTAAAATATACACTCCAGTATCTCCAGATTTAGAAAATTCAAAAATACTACTTGTAGGATTAGTAATTTTTGTTAAGGGACAATTTAAACTACCTGTTGTAACTATAATATTACTTCCACATAATTCTCCATTATAAAATTCATCTTGGGTAGAAGTAGTATATCCTAAAGATCCACTAGGGGTTATAATATTTTTGGTACATAATTGTTTATATCCATTATATTCAATAAGATTACTAATACCATAAACGTCAGTTACTCCATAAACAGCACTTCCATAAAAACTACCTGTAAAAATTGGGGGAAGAACGTTATATACATTAAATACTCCCCCTGCACCACCACTAATAAACCCTGAAGTTATAGAAGCTGAGTATTCATGGTTACTATAATTAACTTGTGGGGGTCTATATTTGTTTCTTTCTAATAAATGTTGTTTAATAACTAAACCTGTAGAAACAGAAGATCTAGCAGGTGTAAAATCTTTAATTAATTTAAATAAAGAATTATCAAAATACTTAAGAAGTCTAACATAATCTGTCCAATTATAATTAGTATAATATTTTAAAAAGTAAGTATTTCTTAATTGATCTAAATTTGGATAAGAAGTAGCAGAAGATGAAATTTGACGGGGATCCCCTATATAATCCCCTATATTAAAATGTCCAAATGAAGAATTTATATCATCATTAATTTCATTTTGAGGAGAAAACGCTATTTCACTATAATTTATATCTTTAGTATAATTATTAGATCTAGGAGTGTTATATTGTTGTTGTATGGTTCTATAAGGAGATAATACATCCCCTTCTACCAGAGAATGTGATACTATTCTTATTTTTTCAGATATTCTATTTCTTATTCCTATAGCTGGTTGGTCATAATAATAGAAATCTGTTTCCCCTTCAAATCTTAACCCGGGATGAACTTGATATACGCTGTTACCTACTTCTTGAGTTATATTACCATACTCATCTACAGGATTACCATACGTAGCTCCCCCATATATACTGCCTGTAAATGGGATAGTAATAAATGAAGAGGTAGCATAACCATCTTTAAAATAAAAAGAATAAGGATCATTAGCATATTCATAAGATCCTGTTACCTTGGGGTGAACTGAAATAAATCCTAAGGGGCTGTCGCTGAAAGTTTCACGAAGTACATAACCACTTTCATTTTCTAATCCAATTAAAAAAGCGTTTTCTTGTAAAATATAATAACTATCATCTACACTTTCTAGTAAATCTAAAGAAGCTCTAAATATTAAACTTTCCTCAGAAGAAGTAGGGTAGGTACCTTCTATAGAACGAGGATTCATTACATAATCATCAAATGTACTTTGACTTATATAATCATTATAATACCTTAATTCTTGCCAAGAACCTGTTAAAGGGTAATACGTAAGACTATTAATAATATCACCCGATGATGAGTTAAAAGGTAAATAAAATTTAGAACCTGAGAACCAGGCTTCTTCACTAGCATCATCACCATATATTGAAGTGCCATAATAAGATTCACCATATGCTTGGATCATATAAAATAAATCCCCAGTATCTGAACCTGTGGGTCCTATTTTGAATCCATCATTACCATTATAAATTTTACATCCAGTTCTTAATGTATATAATTCAGCATTACCAAAAATATCAGTTCTACTTAACATAACAGACCACCATTCTCCATTGTAAAAAGGAGCATTTACTTGAACTAAAGCACTACTAGTAGGATTGTTATAATAGCTTAAAGTAGCATAATCATTAGAAGCAGAAGGAATTGACCCAGAATATGAGCCACTACTATAACCAGAACCTGTATATTCTAAAGTTAAGAAAGAAGTTGCTGTAGAACCTGATATGGTAGCTACTATTGCTCTTTCACTTCCACTAGGTACAATATTACTTGGTTTAAATCTAAAAGCGATTGTCTCAGGAACATCATTTAGTGAATTCCATAAAGGGTTTACTTTCCAATCAGCTTCAACATATGCATCTTCGGATCCTGTGTTGGTAACATAGTATGAAAAAACATTTTGATGGTAGTCCCAATCATTATGGGGAATTTTATCTTTTCCCCCAAACTCGGATATTCTTAATATAGTATCGGGGATACCATAACATGCAATTAAAGCTCTAAGTCCTTCTACTGTACCTTTTTTCTTTAAAAGATAAGGAAGATTGTGGTATAATCTTTTATATACTTCCTTATTAAGATTACTTAAGGGAATAGCCTCATTAGATGAAGTAATATAAGTACTTATAAACTCAGAACCCGTAGGAGGTAATAAGCTTCCCGAAGCATTGATACCAATTAATCCTGAGTATAATCCTTCTGAGGAAAAATTATTTTGGTATAAATTTATACCCATAGATTTAAGGGCATCACCTACTAGATCTTTAGAGATTCCAAAATCTAATCTATTATCGGCATCATATCTATCAGATATAGCTTTTATGTAAGAATATAATATATCAAAGTGTTGTCCTATCATACTTAAGAACAACTTGTAACCATCATTATCAGGATCTTCAGCTAAATAATTAGGTATGCTATTTATTAAACTATTTTGATTTTCATCATCATATAAAGAAGCACTTAACAATAAACCTCCATAATAAAGAGTGTTTTCTTGATTACTACCTAACCATTGAAGTACCTTTGTACTTCCTGTAGGAGATAAATTATAGGGGGGAAGTGAATTATCTTTAGGATAAGTTAAACTACTTGAATTATAATATAAATAATTTTCATACCCATCAAAGTTTTTTATAATATTAGTTATATTATTTTCAAGTGTTTGGATACTAGCAGATACTTCTACAGAATTTCTATTAGATCCTGTAATATTATTTAATTCTGTTATAGAATAACTACAAGATTGAATTAAACCTACTTTATAGTAAAAGTTTTGTGCTCTTTGTTGGGCTGAACTAAAGTGAACAAAATTATTAAAAGAGGTATAATCTATGTTAACTTCTATTCCTTTTTGATTAAGTATATTTTGTAATCTATCATAAGAAGAAGTTAACTCAGTATTTTGAATTAAAAAATTATAATCTACTTCTTCAGTAGAATTATTTACTTCACCTTGTAAAGGAATATTAAAATTAGGACCTTGTATATATTCTTTTTCTTTTTCAAGATCTATAGGTAAAGAAGGTATACTAACATTATACCCTATAGTTTCTGCTTTTTCTAAAAATACTTTTAAAGTAGTATCAACATCTATCTCAGAAGGAAGAGGTTGATATAATTTTAATAAAATAGTATTAGGAACCGTTGTAGTATCTAATAAAACATTATTAGCTATATAATATGAAGTACCTATATTTACATAAAAATCTTTTAAATATGGTCCCTCAAATATTCTAGAGCTTAAATTATTTACTAATACTTGTAATTCTTCATTACTTACATTATTATTAGTACTAATTCTAATTTCTTTTCTTGAAGGGGAGATTTCTTTTATAAAAAAGGTATATAAATTAGAATTTAAACTAGGCTCATAAAAATTATAATAAACATTATACTCTCCTATTTCATACCCAGCTTTTTCTAAATCGTTTAAAGGGTATAGTACTACATTTTGTATAGCATTAGTATTTATGGTATTTTTTACATTTCTTATTGTATAAGATGTTAAATCTGTATCTCTATAAAGAAAAGTCCCATCTGGCAGTTTTACAGTAAAAACTACTGAATCTGTACTAGGGGCAAATATAGAAGAAGAATCAAAAGAGGGGATCAATGAAATTTGTTGTTCATTATACTCTTCTTGGGTAGGATAAACTTTATCCCCTTCTATTTGGTTTATACTAATCATTACTCAGGAATATCTTGTTGGCTAGCCGAAGTAAAGAATAAAGCATCTAATACTTCTTGTTGTAAAGTTAAATTTTCTTCTCTTAATTGCGTTATCTCATCTAACAAAGCCTGAATATCAGGACCTTGAGTTGAAGTGTTAGCATAATCTGAGCTTTGTTGCACTAAATATTGGTGGGAATTAGAATCTCCTTCTTTAGGAATTTCAAAAAATAACTCATCATATAACTCAAAAAAATCCTCTACAGTAGGAGTAGGTTCTTCCTCAGGGACTGGGGGGGATAGTTCTGTAAAGGTAGTGTTAATAGTATTATTATAAGAATCCCTATTGTATATTTTTTTTACTAAGGGAGTTTCTTTTTCTACTTCGTTATGAGTTTCCCCTTTCATTAAAGTACCATCAGGCATATAATGGTAACCTAAAGGTGCAGGGGGCCTCGGAGGTAAAAATGGATTATTTAGATAATTTTCAGCCATTTATTACTTTAAAATAATAATTATCATCTAACACTAAAGTTTCCCCTTCTATATCAGTTTTAATTAAAATTTGATAATACCTCTCAGGTTCTAAACCATTCATATACAATGTAAAGTAACTACTTTTACTATCAGCACTTATTTGAGTGTAATTAGTATCAAAATCTATAATAAATTCATTTGTGTCTAAATCTTTAATTGCATAATAAGAAGAAGTAGGTAAATAGTAATTAATTGTATATAAAGAAGCAGTTTGAAATACTCTAGTAGGAAATTGAGGTCTACAATTTACTCTAAATTTTTCTACACTATCCCTCCTATATAAATTTTTGTTATTATCTAAAGAAGCTACTAATCTAGAAGTATTAATTATAGTATTTGTTGAGGATCCTGTATTAAAATTGTAATCTCTCCATTTTATAGCTAATAATGGGGGATAAATAGTATGGGTATCTTTTGAAAAATACCTTAGTGTAGTATTATAATTTCTATCTGGAATAAATTCGTCTTTCTGTTTGAGGAGTAGACCATCGTTAGTAAATCCTCCAAGTCCATTTGAAGAACTATACCAATTTAATGTAATATTTGTAACATTAATATCAATATCTAAGCTAGAACTTAAGATTTGGCTTGAAGTTACATTTAATTCTAAAGTTGAGCCTGTGTACCAATTTCCTCCTCCATAGTTGGAGCCACTAAATGAAGCAGTTACATAAGGTGAAAAGCTAGAAGTTGCCCAAGGATTTACTCCTGAGGATGTTTTATCCTTCCATGAGACCCCATTTCTAGTCTCAGGCTCATTAGAAAATCTCCCAGTACCCATTTGCCAAGATCCGGAAACAGCATAAGCTTCTAAAACCGTATTTAAGTTAACCCCATAAGAATTAGCTATAAAGCATTTTAAATTAGATTGAAAAGTAGAAGTTTCTACTTTATTATCTATAATATCATTAATTTCACTTTGAGGAAATTTTATAAGGAATCTACTTGTTTGTGGATATAAGCTAGGTTCATCAAAAAATGTAGAAGTTTCCATAATTTCATCCAATCCTGTGTTTAATTCAGGATATCCTGAGTACATGGTTGCATCTTTTTCAGGGTAAATGTGGTATACTGCCATAGGTTTAGGTTTATAGAGGAACTACTCTTCCTTTAATATCTGTGTTAGGATTTTTAAGTTCAAAAATTGAAGGATCCTTAGATGGATAAATTATCCCATTTAAAGTAGCTCCTTTCATATCATAACCATATTTAGAGTACCCTAAAGACTCACCAGCTATGTTTTCTATAGTAATAGATTTAGTATTTTGTACCCCTTCAATAGCATTGAGATTTATATATAACTGGTTTAACTCAATAGGTTGGTTTATTTGGGCTTTAGAAGTATCAAAGTAATTAGATATAGTATTAATACACTTTACTATTAATTCATTACTATTATAATTAGGTAAAGTTACTATTTCAAACTTAACCCTAAAATTAATTATAAAAGCATCTTTAATTCTGACTGAATCATTTATTATACGGTATTGGGATAAATAAGTAGCTAGATTGCGCTTTAAAGTATTAGAAGGGGTAGCAAGAGTGCCATCACTATTATAAGCACACACATATAAATCTAGTGTAGGTAAAGCTTCATTTATATTTTTATCTTGCAAAGTAGGAATTTCTGCATAAGCTTTAGCTAAAGAACCATATTTAGAAGGCATACTAAGAGCCCTAACTAAATAATCTTCTTTAGTAACTGCTCTTAATTGGCTCGCATAATTAGCTATTATATTATACCTTAAATCTTCCATAGAATCTCCATTCCCCCCTCCGGTTGATTTATTAGGATTAGTACAAGTTAAAGAATTAAAGGTATCTTGGGCAAGATTAGGGTCTAAAGTATCAAATGCAAATTTAACTTGGGAAGTATTTAATCCTGTTAAAGTATTAGCAGGGATATTAGCCCCAACCCCTCCCCCAGTAAGGTATCTTACAGTTAAAGTAGTATTTGAAGGAGCAATACCATAAGTTTTAGTGTATAAAAAATTAGAAGGATCATAAGCTGTAGTAAGCTTATTTCTAGTAACAGGAAGTCCTATACCTACATTTTCAGGGTTAGGAGTAATTTCTTCATCAAAGTCTTGAGTAGTACCTGCTCCAAATTGAAGTTGGAGGGTAGCAGATCCACTATTTAGATTATTGTTACTTACAAATCTTGAAACAAATCTTCTAGGAACTTTTTCTAAACTTAAAATATAGGGAACTTCACTATAATCAGATTGAGCATTAATGTCATTAGGAAAAGGATTAGTATTTTTAATTGTATTAAAAATTGTTTCTTGAGCTAGATAATCTACCTCTTTCCATTCATTCCCATCTGAATCATACACATCCAGGATTCCTATAAGATTTTGGTCTTGAATTTCAAAAGTAGAAAATCTTTCTGGTTCCCCCGCCGAGAAATTAATACTAGCTATAGTTGCAGAGTACGCCTCTACTGTTTTTTTAAGTAAAAAACTTTGAGGTGTATCACCTTCAATGGCATACACAGATACAATTGTAGGATCTAAAGAACTAGATTGACTAAAATCAACTACATTTTGTGTAATAAAATTTATATTAGATTCACCATCTGTTGTGATGCTAGTATTCTCAGGTATTATTAAGGAATAACTAAAATCAGGAATATCCCTACCTAGGGTAGGATTATATATTGCTGGAACTATTTGGAATATTTCAACTTCTGTAGTTGAAGGAGTGCTAACACTGGGTTTATACCCCATCATATAAGCTAAAGCATATAAATTATTTAATTGTTTAGCATACTGTGTAAAATTTTCTTGAATTTGGTTATCTGTATAGAAGGCCATAATGTCTCCTACATAAGAAGCCATTTCTATAAACATAGTGCTAGGAGAAGCAGGACTAAAATCTGTTACAGTATTAGGGAAATAAGTTTTAGCAAATTCTATCAGATTTGCTCTTAATTCTGTAAAGTCTCTATTTACATACTTAATATCCCTATTAATTTTATTTTGGTTATTGTATCTCATTAAACAATAATATTAAATTCAACGAATTCATTTAAACTATTAAAAACCGAGTAAAATATTTGAATTGTAACTGTATGATATTCAGTATCAGGGATTACATTTATAGAGGTAACTTTTATTTGGGGAAATATTAAACTTACTTCTTCTTGTATTTGTCCTTTTAAAGTAGATATATTAAAATCATCTATTTGTTCAAATACAAAATTATTTATTACACTCCCAAAATTAGGATTAAAAATTCTTTCTCCTTTCATATGTAAAAAATAATTAATAAGATTATATTTAATCTGTTCAGCAGTAGTATAATTTACCTTAAATAAGGAATCAGAACCTGAAGTAGGGGAGGCTAGGAAAGGTAAAGCTAGTCCTATCCCAGTACTTTCTTGAAAATCTAAAGCAGGTATGTTTCCTATTTTAATACTCATTTTTTACCCATTAAATTCATTATTTGATCCATAGAAACATTCCCGTCAGGAAGGCTTGATCCTTGAGAAGTTGTATCTACAGTTCTTATTTGTAGGGGCCTTTCAACATGTTGACTATTAAAAGCATTCCCCATATCTCCTAATATGTTTTGGTATGCCGCTCTCTTTTCAGCGGAGCTCATAGAAGGCCCTTCAATTACTTGTTGTTTAGGTTGAACACTTTCAACTACAGCTTGTTTAGGAGCACGAACTGCTTCAAGAAGGATGTCTTTTATTTCTTCTTGTATTGCTTCTTTAACTGCTTGTTTTATTATTTTTTTTAAAGCGTCTTGTTTCATTAATTATAAATATTATTTATTTTGCTTCTATATCTTCTATGTCAATTAAAAATTTTAATTCATTTATTAATACACTAGGGTCTGATGCAAAAGATGAATCACTAGTTAGTTGTACTTGCCCTTTAGTGTTTAAAGCAACTGCATATCTTAAGGGCCAAGGAGTAGTATTAGATTTATCAAATCTTATTTCAAATGTAAAACCTTTATATTGATAAGAATTATTATTTACATCTTGTTCATTAATAGCTTCTAAAGTTTCTACCCCTAATTCATTTAAAAGATTATTAATATCTTGATAATTAGTACTTTCTTCCCCAGGTGAAAAGGTTCCTATAGGCAACCCCCCAGGGTTAAATGCTCCAGTACCAATACCTGTACCTGTACCTGTACCTGTACCTGTACCTGTACCTGTACCTGTACCTGTACCTGTACCTGTACCTGTACCTGTACCTGTGCCTGTGCCTGTGCCTGTATTTATATCTATCCCAGTATTTCCCCCTATGCCTCCATTTATATTTGCATTTGAAGCATTAGCACGTTCTTGTAGTACACTATTTTGGGCGCATACTAAAGTTAGTATATCTAAAAATTCTAGAGCATCTTGGATGTCCCCTATTATGTCACTTATAATATCCCCTACTTCTTTTATTCCACATCCTATCCTAGCAAATTGTTCTAGTAATTTTTTTAAATTCTCTAATATATCACCTGCAAAATTTATAGCTCCTGTGGGGACAACAGCAGCAGGAATAGGGGCAAATTTAATAACTTTTAATACAACTTTTAAAGGAGGGGGAATTTTACTAACAGTTTTACCTGTTTTAAGTAAGGTATTAACTTTATTTTCAATTTGTTCTAAACCCTTTGCAATATTATTTCTTTTTTTAATAATATTTTCCAACTCAGATTTAGTAGGACATGATGTATTTAATTGGGTTAATATATCATCTCCATACTCTTGTCTAAGAGTATTTAATGTTATATTATTACCATATTTAGCTTTTAAAGCTTGGGGGTCTATGTTTTTTAAATTCCCAAAAGAATTTTTTAATCCTTCTATTTGATTTATAATCCTTTCTTTGATAACAAAAACTTGGGCAAGAATAGTTTGTACTAAAGTTGCTATGGGATTTGGGGCACAAGGATTGGTTAAAGCATCTAAAGCACCTGCTACTTCATCTCCTAATTTTTCTTTTATTTTATCCTTTAATTTACCCATTATAAAGTTTTACAAATAGGAGATTTTATATATTCGTTTCTTAATTTAGTTACTTGGGTAGTTAAAGTTTGTTTAGCAGCAGTTGCAGAAGCATTTACAGGTATATTAGGAACCCCAGCAGGAAATCCTACAAGAGTTTCTAGGGTTCCTAATACTAAAATTAATTGATCTAAAACTGATACTAATACCTCGGTTGTTTTTCCCCCTAGTGCCACAGGTTCAGTTGCATTTTTACTTCCTAAGTAAATAGTGTGCAAACCTTGGGAATCCTTTTTAGCATTTAAATTATTACAGTTTATAACAAATTTATCCTTAGAATCTATGTTAACTGTTCCTTGGGAATTTAAGTTTATAGATGTAGCAGAATTTATAAGAGTATGATCAGAATTAGAATTTAACACTAATCTACCAGAATTAATTACTACTTGTGAAGAATCAAATTCATTAATAAATTTAGGAGCGATATCATATGAACCATAACTAAAAGTATTAGCTTCTAAGGGTACAGTTTGTTTAGTAGTTAAATATATAGAAGCACTATCACTCTGGATGTTTTCTTCTATAGTAATACCAGGATCTTGTGATTCTCCTTGTCCGCTTCTTATTATAACATTAGCGTATTCTCCTTTATTACTCCCAAGTTTTATAGAATTACCAAATCTTCCTTCTATCAAAACATCCCCTTCCTGAGGTTGGAGAGGATTAACCCCTGTAGTTTTTTTAAATGTTTTACCTAATGAAAATTCTGTAATTTTATTGGTAATTTTATTAGTGCTTCCTACTTCTGCTTGTTGTGGGGATTTTCCTAATTTTGAATAATAACTTTGAGGAACTAAATAGGGAGAACTATTTACATTAGTATTTTTCCATATGTTAATAGGGGGAAAATAATAAAATATAGGAGAAATATTTTTTTGTTCCCAAGGATTAGCATTAGGGAGAATTATGGCAAATACTAGTTCTCCTATTAAAGGATAATGTTTTATGTTAGCAAAATAAGGATAAGCATATGAATAAAACTCTTCATTTTTAGCAGATGTTGTAATATTTTCGAATAAAATTGCCCCAATAGCATCCCACCCACCAGCATTTTCAAAATCTTTATCTGATGGGGATAAAATTATGTCTTTAACCCTTAGTACTGCAAATCCTGAAGAGTTACTAAGGTTAGAAGGGTTTATGTTTTGTTTAGTAGAGGTACCAAATAAACTTCCCCCCATACTTGCAAATCCGTATTCCGCTTTCCCAGGCATTATTTTTTATCTTTACCGAATTTTTTTATCTCTCCTAATAACTGCTCTTTTTCAGCATCTGTCATACCAAAACCCTCATCATCAGTATCATTTTGAACTGCTTTTTGGACAATATTTGCCATTTTAATAAGCTGTTCATCGTTCTTAACAGATATTTCGAGATATTCTTTAAGTAAAGGAACTACCAAGGTAGCATCCCCAATATCTTGAATAAGAGGTTTTAACTCAGAAATAAGAGTAGAAATTTGTTCTTCTTTTTTCTTTTGATTATTGTAAATTTCTTCAAGAAGATCAGAAAACTTTTTATTTCCAAATATACTTTTATCTAGCTGTCCCATGACAATAAATATAAATATTACTCAAAATTTGTGTATCCGTTTTCTAAATAAAAAATATAATGAGTTTTATAAATATCAAATAATTTATTAGCTATTTTAGTTATATGGGGAGTTTTAACATCTACCATTTCTCTAATGTAGATATAAAGAGCTTTTTTATTAAAAACATCTAAATTTTCCCTATGTTCAAAAATAGAAAGAATAGCATCTGCTACTTGAGCATCTCTTTGTTTAGGAAATAAATTTTCTAACTGAGAAGTACAATGTCCCACAAATTCATCAATAAAATCAGACAAATGATCTTTTTCTAAGGGGTCATCTTCTAAGTCATATAAAAAATCTGAAGAGGGGACATTGTGGTATAATTCTTCAATTGGGGATTTATCTACTCTTTTTTTATAGTTTTTAGTATTTTGTATAATTAAATACCGTTTAGCAATTGTCCCAAAGTATGAAAAAGCTTTAGCTCCCCGCTCAGGATTAAATAAATGAATTTTATCTAATAAAAATGTAATAACCTCATGTTGAAGGTGTTCAATTTCATCTACCTCGGTATAATAAAATTTAAAAGTATGGATTATATTTTCCGTTAGTTTAAAAAAAGCGTAGTGGATCTCATCTCGATAGATCCTACTACGCTCTTCCGGGTCAATTGTATTATTATATTTTACTATAGCATCCTCTGTTGCTTGAGTAAAGTATTGATTTTTAGTTTTCTTTTTTCTTTTTCTTATTTCACTCATAATTTATCTATCCTAAATTGGGATAGAATTCTCTGAAGTTCTTTTATTTGTTCATACATGAAGCCAATCTCGTCATCGCTTTTAAAGATTCCACGCTCGTCTATTTTTTTGAGCTTTTCATCAGAGATTTCTATAATTCGACTTAATTGATCCAAGTAAGTAATATACCCCGTAAGTATATCTTCTTGTTTTTCATTTTTACGTAAGAGGTTAAAGGTTGTGAATCCTAAGACCACAACCAAAACCCCTAATATACTGATGACGATAGTTTCTATCATAATTTATCAAAGATATTTTTTAAATTCTCATTTTTAAGCTGAGAAAGTGCTTTATCTTTTGTTGATTTTTTGACTTCTTTCTGTAATGTAAAATTACCTTCCTGGGTAGGCACGGGATTTTTAAACTTAGGTAACCACTCACGCTCAAATTCAATACGGGCAGCCATCAGATCTGCTTGGTGTAGAATAAATGGAAGAGAAGTACGTGGCTTTTGTTCTGGTTGGAATGAGAATAGGTATTTTTTGTTGCCCTCATCATACAAACCATCATGTGTTTGAATAGCAACCATTTCATTAAAGCTATACCGAATCCCATGGGATTGGAGTAAAAACAAACCACGGTCTGGGACTGAAGCAAATGGAACTGCCTTGTTAAACATGTAATCCTCTCCAAGTTTTTCCCGTCTCCACTTATCAGTTTGGGGGATGTATGATTCGTTTTCCTCATCACCCATTTTACCCAAATCATGGTTAATAGCGGAGAATACGAGTTCTTCTTCGGTAAAAGTAGACATGTCTGCCCCTTCATCAGCCCATAATCCCTGTTGTTTAATAGCACAACGAACAACTCGATTTACGTGTTCAACATAACCACCTGGGAAAGCATTATGGTATTCTTTTTTATGAGCAGCAGGCATCATCATGATGCGGTCCTCATATTTCTCGTAAAACTCAAGAAGTTTTTCTCTGCGAGGTGATGAAATATAAGTTTCAATATTTTCGCAGAATTCATCCCAATTGGATTGAATCTGTTCAGCTGTAAGCATAATTAAACTTTGTTATATTCGTTAGGGGTACGAGGTTCTCTATCTACTACAGACTTTAAATCTTCAAGTATGTCATGGCATTCTTCTATAGCTCTGTACATTTCTTGAATGTCACCTTGTCCTCTATTTACCCAAAATTTTAATTTTTTAAGACTAGCTTGCCCTGCTTCTAGTTTATTTTGAATGTGGTCTCTAAAATACATTTTTTTAATATTTAATAACTAAGTTAAGTTAAAGATTTTACAAAATCAAGTTGTTTTTTAAGGAAAGCACACTTTTCATATTCTTCTTCATTTTCATAAAATTTAATTGCAAGTGTATATGCTTCTTTTAATTTAGATGTGTTTTCTTCTTTAAGAAGTTTTTGATGGTATTTATCTTCTAAATCTATTTTTTTAATAAACCCATAAGCACGTGAATATAACATCCGTTCCCCTGCATACTCAATCTCATTAATTGCTAAGGAAGGGTCAGCTTGACTAAAAAAATCAACTAATTTTTTACCATAAGAAAGATGATTAATTATCAATTTCCAGAACATTTTAATAAAATACCTAGGATGGTTTTCATCTTCTATAGGAAGTGTTCTAGGGCTATAATAGTTATAGCTCCTCTGATTCCACCCCCAACTATTAGAAGAAGAATCTGGTGAGTCAAATGAGCCAAATATTTTATTTATATCCAAAATGTCTTTCTATAGTTTCAAGTAAATCCTCAGCCTCCCCTAATTTGTTAATTGCTTTTTTAGCTTCTTCTAGGAAATGACCTGAAGTGTGTTCTCCTATACCTGCAGGGTTATCTAAAAGGGTCTCTAATGTAAGTAAAGCTTCCTGTTTATCCGCCTCCGCTTGTGTTTTTAAAGCCTTGATTAATCGTGGTTCCATGTTTATAAATATGTTATAGTTTATTTACAATGATAATCTGCCGCTCTCGTGGCGATTTGTTTGTTGGGTTTGATATTAACTTTATAACCATATGATGTAGCCCACCCTTTAGCAGCTGAGACTAATCTGTTACTCATGTAATATTCATCCTCATTGTAATCCATATCAATTTCAAATCTAAGGCCTGGGAATTCTTTAGATAATGGTTGTACTACTTGCATAGTACGTTCTGTTTCTAACCATAAACGAGACCAATCATCTTTGATAGGAGGAAATATTTCTTTCCAATAAATGTAATGAACTCCTCTAAATGGATAACGATAAGCTATTGCTGTAACGTATATAATTTCTGATCCTACCCTTTGAGAATCGCTTCCAATATGGATTTCAACATGGGGTTCATTTTTCACCACATTTCTTGTATGAATAATGGGGCTAACTTTTTTCCCATTTACTGTTCTAAAATTCATGCGGTGAGAGAGGGATTCGAACCCCCGTTACGTTTCCGTAAACTTGTTTTCAAGACAAGCGCAATCGACCACTCTGCCATCTCACCAAATTGCTACCCTTAACGGGCAGCAATTTCGGATTTGATCTGCTCCAAATCTCGAGCAAGATCACTATAGAGACTTTCAAAGTCACGATCAAGATCTCTATCTACTTCATCAAATGAGTCATCAACATCATCAATCGCTTCTTCAAGATCGCGAACACGATTGTAGAGGTTAAACATAACAGCGAACGTAGCAGCAAAAGCAGCTGCAATCAAATAAGGAATAAATTCCATAATAAAAAAAATTAAAAGGTTAAAAAATTAAAGGATATCCCATTCATAAGCCGCTTGTGTATAAGCGGATCCCATACCAAGATGGGGGTTGTCTTTAATAAAGGCCATTGCGGTAGACCTAACTTCGGACCTCAAACCGTAAATTTCGGCTTGTTCAAGAATCATTTCAACAGTCATGCTTCTTTCCATCATTTTCTAAATATACGAAAATTTTTTTAAAATTCAAAATTTTGTGATCCGGGGGAGGCAATTCCTCCCCCTTCACACAAACAACATGGCTTACGCTGCAAACTCCTTTGCAACGTCGTAAAGTTCTTGGTTAATCTTCAAGTCTTGCTTGAAGTTCTTGATTTGGCGAGCTTTGCGGAGCTTAACACCACTCACATACTCAAAATCACCTTCAATAACCTTCTCTTGAACGACATTAAACACGTTCCAAAGGTCATCACCCGCATCCTCTTTACGGACAGGGGCCAAGATTGCATCAAGATCAATCTTGTAAACATCTTCGATTTTTTGTCCTTCTTGGACTTTAAATCGAGTCGCAAGCGCCTTACGAGCAAGATCATACTTTTGCTCATTAGTAAGTTTGGTTTGCTTGAACTTATTCATGCTCTCAACAGTCAAGGGCAACTGCTCAACCATTTCGGTCATGGTTTCACGGAGGGTTTCAAAATCATAACCCATGTGGCGAATTTTCATTCGACCAAACTCTTGGTCGGCAATAACCAAACCATTAGAGCAAACCAAGCGGTACATACCTGCTTGGAAAGTAAATGAATTCTTACCATCGTGAGAATTCGTAAGGATGATTTGGGGATAAACCGTATCACCATCATTACCTTCAACAACAATATCTGTGTTGCGGAAAGTAATCATATGCTTTTGAGTACCCTTGGTATGGGACTTACGAGCATTAACTTGTTGGGCACTAACAACACCCCATCCAAGTTTTTCCATATCTTCAATCACTCGGAAAGTGGGAATATGAGTGTAATGTGCTGAAACCTCCTTGCTGGGTTTCTCGGTAAATGCCGTAGGGCAATTTTTGCGAATTTGCTCTTGGCTCAGGAACTCCATGTTCTCTTCGTAGGTGGTCATCAAATCTTCCATGTTTAAAAAATTAATTTGTTTTTTCGCGTTTTTCTCGATGCCCGGAAGATACGAAAGGGATCCGGCGCCGCCAAATTTACTGCAAAGGAAGAATGACTTTTATATGACTAAAAAAGGGCCGAAGCCCTTTTTAAATTAGATATATTTAAAATAATCATAATACCATTTATAATTATTTTTTATCCAATCACACGCACCTTTCCCCAGTATTTGTTTAGCATCACTTACTATAGGTTCTAATTTAGGTCTTATATTATGGTCTCCATAAATACCATAAATTTTATCGTCTTCTTCTGTAAGTTGTTCTATGTTATTAAAATCATGCTCAAAATAAGGAAGTTCTAAATAGTTATATATTTTTTCCATTTCTTTTTGAGGGCTTTTACTAAAAGTCTCAAATTTAACAAAATGGATATGTTTATCATTACCTTCTTTTATTATTTGATATAAACGTTCTATAGCCATTCCTACTGGGGGGTTAGCAGCCCATATGTCTATTCTTTTTTCTGTGGTAGTCCCTTGCATTTGAGCATGATTTATTATCTCAGGATGCTTTTCTGGGTGTTTCCTAAAGTTTTTTTCCATAGAAGAATATATATCTCTTAGGTCCCTAACCATACAAATAATTTTAGGATTTGGGTAAAAAGTATTTAAAAGACCATAATGATACCCCCATCCTCTACTTTTATCTAGAACATAAGGTTTATCAGTAACAGCATCAAAAAAACCTAACATTCCTTGTCTACAAAAATTTAAAAACCCTTCTCTCATTAATTGGGGGTCTTGAGCTGTAAATTCGGGGGAATTAGTATAATTTAATCTAGCTCCAAATACTAATTCTAATACACCTGAAGTAGGGGTTACGTAAAAGTTTGGGTTTTGACCCATTATATTTTGGAATAAAGTTGAACCCGCTCTGGGAAGAGAGGCTTGGAAAAATAATTGTTTCATTTTTTAGTTATTAAAAGTATCTCCTTCTATAGAAGAAAAAATTTCGTTTATATCTATAACGCTAGTATCTATAATAGGACATTCATGGGGGGTACCTGTAAAATTATAATCAAACAAATAACTATCAGGGAGATTAAAATCTTCAGGAAGGGAAGCTACTATATTATCATGCATAGTATAACCAAATATTTTAGGAGAAGTACCAAACCAAATTACTGTTGATTTCTTTTCTAAAGCAGCCGCGGCATGTTGTAAACAAGAATCTATTAGTACTTGTTTAGTAGAAAATAATAATAAAGAAAATAACTCCATATTACTCATGTTATTTGAAATAACTTCTACTCCTGGAAGGGCTTGTTCTGGTTTTCTACATATTTGAATAATATGGTATTGTTCTTTATATCTTTCAACTAAAGCTAATCCCAACTCATAAGGCATATCTCTAGTCCATGAATAATTATAAGGTTGTTCTTGGAAAGGACCTCCATTAGTTTGGATTACCATTATAGGTTTGTTTCTAACCCACATTCTGTGTCCTTGTCCTGTTTGGACTGTATTAAAGACTATTTCAGGGGTCTCTCCTGTATAGTTTAAGTTGTATAATTTACACCAGTTTTCAATTAATTTTAACTTTTTATGGACATGATCCGTGGTAAAATAAGGTTCATGTTTAAAAATTAAACTATCTTGGTTTTTTATGTAATCTTGATAAAAATAGGGTGTATTGCCTACGCGATACACCCTATCTACATATTTTAAATTTATAAACACTTCAGGCCAAGCACATACAACTATTAATTCTCTCTCAGGATGATTTTTTTTAATACATTTAGCAACGGCTGTAGCTGCTACATGTTTCCCAAGTCCACCTTCAATGTGAAATACTGAATAACTTTTTTCCATAAGACTAATTATAATAACAATTTAACTATAAGCCAAATTAGCTTATAGTCCCAACTCAGCTTTTAAAGCATTCCAAGTAGTTAAGTCGGTTAAATCTTCCCAATCTAATACTTCTTTTCCATCTGTTCCTATATATACTACTTTACCTTCATCTACTACTCTACATTTCTTACATTGTGTAGTATCTCCATTTACTAAAGTTTCAACATAAGTTTTAAACGCTTCAAAGGTAGTTAATCCACTTAAAGGACTGTTAGTTACTTGAGGACCTCTAACTTCATTGTTTTGAACATCAAAATTTACTATCATGTTATTTGTTTTTAATATTGTTTATTTATTTTTTAATTATCCTAAAGAAATTTTTATATCTGTTCCACTTCTATATAACATGCCTACTATACCAGGATCAGCAGTTGGAAGAGAGCCTGTCTCTAATAATATATTAGGCATATGGACTGAAGATGTTGCTCTAGTGCATATGTTAAATCCTCCAAGAATAATAGCTCGTTCGTGATTTACACAAGCTAATTGAGAAGCTATAACTGATCCAAAACAAACTCCACAAATATATCCTCCTGCAGAAGCAATAACTGAACTTTGGGTAGCTCCTGATCCTGTTATACATGACGCACTACCTCCAATGACAGTATTAGTATTTCCTTGGCAACACATATTATGGCTATTTCCACCTATAATTGTATTAAAATTTGATGCAGCGCCTGTTGTTGCAGATTGTATTGTACTACTGTAAGAGGCAATAATGTTTCCACTTCCTCCTACCTGCATTCCGTAAATCCTATTTTGATATCCTATCACTGTACTACATTGTACATCCTGAATAGTATTATTTCTTATTCCTAAGATAGCATTAGAAGAAACGTTATCGTTATAGTGAGATAAAATTTTATTATTATATCCCCCAGCAATAAAATTCATCCCAACACTACCACCAATAGTAGAATTACTTGCATTACCAATAGTATTACACAAACCACCTACTATATTATTAAGATAGTTATAAGAACCTGAATTAGTACCTGCTATTTGGCATATTGTGTTTATACTTCCTCCCCCTATAAAATTACTTCCTAATGGGTAATTTCCTGAGCAGCTACTTCCTGTTATTTTATTATTTGTTCCTCCTACAATGACATTACCTCCTGTATAGGTCCAATAAGCACTACATGTGTTTGTAGCTTCACTTCTTATTTCATTATCTATACCACCTCCAATAAAGTTAGGAGCTAAACTATAATCATTATTGTAAACACTAGCGGAGTTCATGAAAATAGTATTTCGAGCACCCCCCATTATAGCACTAAATGAACCACTAGCACCTGTAAGGGCAGGAACACTATAATTATTTACCCCTAATGATAAAGCTATATTACAATCTGCTGCAGTATTACACATACCAGAGAAAATACCTATACCCGAATAATTTGAACCATGTGCACAGTTTCGATATCCTCCCCCTATTATAGAGCAATTAGTGTATGCTATACAATTATCACATCCACCTCCTATAAATCCAAATGCACTATAAGTGGAACTGTTAGAACATCCTCCCACTACAACAGCATGCGTTCTTCCCCCAACTGAATTCACACTTCCACCCCCAATAAAACCACAACTTGCACCTATTGAGATGACATTAAGAGTACCACCACTAATAGTAGCTTTATTGACACTAGATCCGTCTACACGATTGGCGCATCCACCCCCAATAGTGTTCATTCCTAGACCTGGAGCATTACATATTTTATTTGTGAGACCTCCTGCAATTGTATTATTTCTACCTGCATTGCAAATGCAATGAGCACTACCTCCTCCAATAGCATTCCATCCATCCTGACCACCAATGGATGCCGAAATAATGTTATTTGCTCCACCATTAATTGAAGCTCCTGGGCTTCTAAATATTCTATTGCAACAACCCCCCGCTATGACACTTGTATATGAGTCCGTAGTATTACTACATCCACCTACAATTGTAGTAAAAATATTAGGTTGAATTCCACTACCTTTTCCATCATTATAGTTAAATCCAAATGATATAGTGTTGTTACTACCATTTAATATGGCAGTATCACTACCACTAATATAATTTCCACTTCCAGATACAGGAACTATACCACGCACAACACTACCAGAGTATATTAAAGCAGTATCTACACTACTTCCACCACCACCGGTTGCTGTTATAGTAACATTACCTGTACCTTGATCAATTGATATTCCACTACCCGCTATAATAGATGTAACACCTCCACCACTACCAGTACTAGCTTCTAGTAAACCGTTGGTTCCTACGGTAACAGTACATCCATTACATGCACTAAAAGTACTTATAATTAAATCATTAACATGTGTTGTACAATCTCTACTAGAAGTTAAATCGCTACCTACTATAAATGATTTTGGATGGGTTACAGAATTCCTAGTACCTCCTAAAATACCACTAAAACTACTAGAAACATTATTATTATCTCCACCCCCAATAAATGTATAGCTGGATGCAGATATTATACAGTTATTACTTCCACCTCCAATAGCACTATAATATCCACTATCGCTTAAAGTAGAGTTTTTGGATACACAATTTCGAAATCCACCTCCAATAAAACTTCCACCTCCACATGCTACGTTATCTGAACCTCCTGCAATAGTGCTATAAAATTGACATATTCTATTTTGATATCCACCTCCAATAGTAGCATCATAAGCACATTCTCCTATTGAATTATAACATCCTGATATAGTAGTACCTCCATCTACTGCAGAGGAAGTGTTACTTACACCAAAAACAGTTACACCAGAAGTAGATGTACTGTTGTTCATTGTTGCGCAGTTATTTCTACCACCAACAATTGTACCGGTTCCTCCTACAACAGTATTATTACATCCTCCTACTATAGCACTAAAAGAGCCGGTTGAAAGAGAGTTACTACCAGATTGAGGGACAATACCATTGGTACTGCCTGAATATATTAGAGCAGTGTCTACACTACTTCCTCCACCCCCTACTACTGTGGTTAAATCAGTTATTGAAAGTTGTTTAGTATCACCACCAGCTACTACAGCTACTACACTGTTTCCAGTTGTTTCTGCAGCACTTCCTGTTGATAATCCTGATATTTTTACGTTTGCCATGTTTTAGTGTTGTTTTTTATGCTATTATAAAGTATTCTTCTGTTGGTGAAAAACCTCTTTCTGCTATTATATTATCGCCTCCTTCTGTAGTTAAAAGTCTTGTTTCTCTTCCGGGATCATCCCCACCACCACTTCCCGATGGAAGAGGCCCTCCAGCACCGGCTGCTGCTGATAAAACGTTTAAAGCACTTATGGTATTTAAAGCACTTATATAATTTTCAAATAAAAGTTGTTCTTGTAAATATCTATTTCTTGCTTCCATTATAGGAAGATTTTTTATATCTTCTCTAAGAAGAAATATATTCCAAGGCCCGGGTCCCATTATATTGTTCATTGTGGATAAATATTATAATAAATTAAAAAACATTAATTTAACCTAAAGAAATTTTTATATCTGTCCCACTTCTATACAACATACCTACTATGCCAGGATCCGATGTAGGGAGTGAACCCGTTTCTAGAAGGAGATTATTTACGTGTAATGATGAAGTAGTTCTAGCTATAATGTTATGTCCTGCTATAAATGAGCAATCACATTCTCCACAGTTTCCTTCACCTCCTATTACTACGGATCCAACACCTGTAGCAGTGTTATTCCTACCTCCACCTACTATAGCATGGTTTCCTGAGGCAACGTTGTTACAACCCCCCCCTACTATAGCACAACAACCTGAAACCGTATTGTCCCTTCCCCCACCTATTGTGGAATAAAAACCTGAAACAGTATTACATTTTCCTCCACTTATTGTAGATGAGTTACAGAAAGTAGCATTACAAGAACCCCCACTTATTACGCTGCAGTTACCTGATCCAGTGTTATAACGACCCCCACCTATTACAGAGCTAACTCCTCCAGCAGTGTTTATAGTTCCCCCACCTATTGTAGATTGAGCAGCTAAAGCATTGTTTTGATATCCCCCACCTATTGTAGCCCAAATACTTGAACCAGAGTTAAGACTTCCCCCACTTATTGTAGCACAATTACCTGAAGCATCATTTCTATATCCCCCACTTATTGTGGCAAATCTACCTGAAATATTATTTTCTTGACCCCCACCTATTGTAGCCATACAATTTGAAATTATGTTAGAAATGCCTCCAACTATTATGGAATAATTACCTGGGGAGCAGACAATGTTGTCACAACCCCCAACTACTATAGATAAAGAAGTGCTGGTAGTGTTATTTCTACCCCCACCTATTATGGAACAAGCACCTGAGGCAACGTTGTTACAACCCCCAACTACTATAGATCTTGTACCTGAGGCGGTGTTACAATTTCCTCCACCTACTAAAGAATAAGGACCTGAGGCAGTATTATTATATCCCCCACTTACTGTAGATGCATTACCTGAAGCTGTGTTTTGCTTTCCTCCAGCTACTGTAGTGCAAGAAAGCGATGCAGTATTACTTAAACCTCCACCTATTGTAGAAAATGGGCATGAGGCGGTGTTACAAAAACCCCCACCTATTGTAGCTCCTGAATTTGAGGCAGTGTTATCACTACCCCCACCTATTGTAGCCTTACAACCTGAAGCTATATTGGAACAGCCCCCACCTATTGTGGAAAAAATACCTGAGGAAGTATTGCTTTCACCCCCACCTATTGTGGATAAAGTACCTGAGGAAGTATTGCTTTTACCCCCACCTATTGTAGTGCAAGCGCCTGAAGCAACATTACATACACCTCCATCTACTACAGAGGAATTTGCTGAAACAACATTACATAAACCTCCACCTACTACAGAGGAATAACTTGAGACCGTATTATTACTTCCCCCACCTATTACAGAACAATTGCTCAATCCTACCGCACTATTTTTATATCCCCCACTTATTGTGGATACCCTGGCTGAAGAAGTGTTACACGCTCCCCCACCTATTGTAGAGCAATGACAAGATGCAGTATTAAGAATGCCCCCACCTATTATGGATGAATTGCCTGAAGCATTGTTACTAATACCCCCACCTACTGTAGCCCCAGTATTTGAGGCAGTGTTATTACGACCCCCACCTACTGTAGATACAACACCTGAGGCAGTGCTGTCACAACCTCCACTTACTACAGCTCCAGTCTGTGAAGTGGTATTACAAATACCCCCTGCTATGGTTGAAAATATACTACTAACAGTATTTTCACATCCTCCTCCTATTGTAGAAAAACTATCTGCTTCTACCCACATCCTATTACTTCCTGATTGGGGGGTTATATTACCACTTGAGCCTGTGTATACTAAAGCAATACTTCCTGTTTCTCCTACTATAGAAGTAGTACTTAATAAGTCTGCTACTGTTATTTTCTTGTTACCCCCATCATTTATTATAGGTAAGACATCTGTAGAGGCAGATATTTCTGATGCTCCTATTTGTGTAAATTGTGTTATTTTTTTATCAGCCATGTTGTCAAGTTATTAATAATCTAATTGTACCCCATATAATAAATCCACAGAACCACTTGGGGTAGAACCACTTCTTACTAAACCGTTAGAAGCCATAAAAGTAACATTTTCTTGAGGAACAGTAGTTGTAGTAGCCCAATTAAATGTAGCAACAGCCCCAGGATCTACTACAAATCCTGCTTGAAGTGATCCTGTTATTACTGAGCAATTTACTAATGTATCTAGAGAAGCGGTGTTAAAAATATCATAATGTTTATACCCATCAAATACTCCTGATTCGCTTATGTAATAACGTGAACCTTCTATGTTAAAATAAACAGATTTGCTTACATTATTTGTTAAAGTAAACGTAGTACCATTAGTAAGATCGGTAGAAGCAGTGTGGCGAGTTCTTAGCTGTTTTCTAGTTAATGTAGGCATGCTAATAAATATTAATTATCTACATCTATTACTCCCCCTCCTCTCCATTTCCCTCGTTTAATAGATACACCCCCATCTCCATACATTTTCATTACAGACCAATCACCAGGTAAAGTTTTTACTTGTTTTTGTATGTAAGCTAAGTAAAATCTACCACGTCGGTTATCCATTCCCTTTTCTTCACCTTCACCAGCTTTTGGTACTATATCAAGTTGCTTAACAGGGATAGGGGTTTTATCTGCTTGTTCAATAAAATCACGAACACATTGTACTACGGTAGCTAATACTCTATATTGTTCTTGAAAATTAGTTTCTTCTTCTTGTCCAAACTCTACATCAAATGATACATTATAAGAACTATCAAATGTTACTTCTTTTGGACCAGCATTTTTTTCTCCTCCAAGTGCCCTTCTTAGACCTCGACTGTAGTACTCATCACTAACTTTAACCCACCCCATAAAGTTTACTTTATATTTATAGCCCTTATCATTTTCAAAATTATAAAAAAACGATAAATCGGCTATCCACGGTTTATTATCATCACCAGGGTGTTTTTTACCAATGTTAGCTAAACGGCTAAGCTCGATAGTAACGGTAGGTTTTGAACTTATGGGGAATGGTTTGGCAGTCCCCTCACCAACCTCACTTAGTATCTCCGTATATACCTCGTATAGCTTCAATCTTTAGTACTTCTAGTATTGTTATTTTGCGGCTTTGGAGATCTTTCGCGGTATTGGCCTAACTGCTCGGGGCGTGGTGTATTAGACAATGTAGGACCGTTATTTACGGGAGGAGCCGTCCAATTTTCAACAGGAACATAATAAACTGTTTGTGTATTTGGGTAATATGGATGAACATTTAAAGGTGGAGTCCAAGTACGGTAAACCCATTTTTTATATTCCCTAGAATAATAACCATACCTGGGCCCAGTAGGACAATTTTCAAATGGGTAAAACTCGTCACACTGACGGTTTTCTTCCCCTTCACAACATTCAATTTCCTTTTGGACAGAACACCCCATGAGGAGGAGGGCTGGGATTATTAGGGTGAGTTTTTTCATTTTTAAAATCCGGTTTGGCCTCCACTATGAACCAATGCTTCCATCATATGGTCTCCTAGTGTTTTTAGGTAGTTATAAATTTGTTTCATTTAGTAGCTAAAATATCTGCAACTTTTTGCTTCATACTACTAACAGCAGTAGACCATGACTCTTCCTGATTATCTACGTTTTGAGGTTGACGACCTATACTAGAAGAATTTAGCCATTTGCGGATAGCAATAATACGTTCGGCTTCCTCATCTTCAAATTGATTTGCTTGTGCATTTTTGATGTAATCGGATTTAGCACCCATATACCAAGCATCGTGTGTCCACCTTAATACTTCAACTTGACCTCCTAATTGTCCTTCGGTATTACCCGTAGTGTAATAAAGGTTTACATTGACTCCAATGGTTTCGGGTAAACTAATAAAATATTCGGCTTGTTTTACCGCTTCATTAAAAGTCATATCTTCTTCAATTTCATAACGAGAATCATGTACAAACTTACCACCTTGCTTATCCGTGCTCATAGTACGTACTTTGAAAACAAAAACGTGAGGATATTTAGTATATTTATCAAGTCCTTGAGTAAAAGTTTGGATTGATCCTTCTTCTAAATTTTCTTTAACATCCTTTGATACAACAGCTTTGAATTTGACACCGGGGCGGTCCATAAATCCTCCATTTATTTTTTTAGCTTGAGCATCGGCAGCTTCTTTAGTGTTATGTATGTTCTGTTCGGTTGTTGTACCGTTTTTCGATATAGTAACCATGTACTTTTCTTCATTAAGATTTTCTTTAACCAAGTCACTAGCAGCATACATTCCTTTACCACCTGGACCACCTTTAACAGGGAACACTATTTCTTTACCACCAGCACCTAATCTGTTAGATTTCATAAATTTACCGGGGCCAGTAATGGTCATAGGAAGTTTTTTACCACCTTTTACATTTTTAAAATAAACAGTATCACCTTTTTTAAACTTGAGTTGATCATCAGCATACTTTTGTTTTTCATTAAGTGACTCTTCTCTAAGACCATAATCTTTAGGAACTCTAATTTCATTTCCTTTACTACCATATATAGGATGTCCTTGAACATAATTGTAGGTGTGTAATTGTTCTTTACTGTTAAAAATAACACAATAATATTCAATTCCCATATTTACATAAGCAGACCCATTCCATTCTCCGACAAATTTAGCTTTGCTTAAATAATCTTCTTTAGGCACCCATGCTATAGGTTTACTGCTTTTAAAATCTACACCTTTATTATCTAAATGTCTAAAGTCTTCTCTAAGATCATACTCATTAGCAGCAGCAGAAATTGCATTATAAGCATCAAGAACGTTAGTGCTAGGATTAATATTAACCCCAAACTTATTTGCTTGACTTAAAAGATCCTTATATTTCTCATACTTGTCAGGATACTCGGTAAAAAATTGGATAACATTCCAATCCCCTTTAATACCAGTAGCTTTAGCATAGCCTAGAGAACCTAATGTGCTAGTATCAAGTTTAAGAGGAATAATAGCTTGGAACATATTTTTAATACCACGCAATGGGTTTCTCTCAGCGTTTGATTCTCCCAAGAAGGCTTCTAAAATAACATCATTCTCATGTAGATCCGTATATCCTTCTATCTCATTCTCTAACCTACTACGTACCTCCCTTATCTTACCAAAGAGGTCATCTTGTTCGTCTCTCCAATCCTGTTCGTATTCAATCTCGTCGGCATAATCAAGTTCTTTATCGGTTGGATCGTAGTACCCTTCCTCAAAATTACGATCGGAGCTACCACCGGGCTCGCTAGCTTTAAAACCAGCATCCTTGATTTTAGCCATGTGCATGTCCATGTATTCTTTGGCTTTTTTACGCACACCTAACTTTTCGGCAATGTTGAGGATTTCGGTATATAACCGTGTTACATCGTCATTATATTCATCAACCGTGATTCCCATAGAACCCAGTGCTTTGCGCTCTAAATTGAAAAATTTACGGTGTTTTATAGCGAAGTTCAATACGGTAGGGGCAGTGTTGCTAAATCCCTGGTGGACAATAGCTTGGTTTTGAACCAATTTATGAGCGCTGGGACATATATCGGAGAAGTTAAATGTTTCACCCATGATGGTGAAATCGGGCATAGTATTCTCGGATAAAAATTTTCTAAAGTTATTTAATTCTTTCATTCTAAATCGTCAATTTAATTTATTATCTGCTACTATATATCTAAGTGCCCTAGCAATCTCTGCTTTTCCTCCTGGACAGTGTTCGGTCCTGAGGAGGAGATCAAACTCGGCTACTAGCTTTTCTAAAGCTTCTTGAGTACTCATATGAGCAGCAATGAGTTTCACATTGTTATCAATATCATCATCCGCTGCTTCTTCAATTACTTCATCAAGTGCTTTATCGTTTTCCTGTAGAAATTTTCTAAATGTGTTTAGTTCTTCCATGTTGTTTTATGTGTTCTTATTTTATATATGTAAATAAATTCCCATTTTTAATTTCATAAGTATAGGTTTTATTATTTTCTTCATATGAAACTAAACCACCCATTTCTTCAACGGCTTTTTTTATAACTTCTTCTACAATACGGGCGTTACCTGCAGCTATTAAACCTACTGTAATAGGGTCATTAGGGGTTTTCCCTCTTTGTTTCCTTTTAGTGTCTTTTTTTAAAGCTACCTCCCAATCATTTAATACCATTTTTGTTACATTAAAGGGAGTGGGGGTGACCATCCATATATTATGTTTTATAGTATCTATAAGTTCACGCCATGTTTCTTTATTAGCACCTGCCCAATTCATTGAGTGGCTTAGGTTTTTTGCTATAGATAGGAGTTCTTGTTTTTTAGAGTTTTTTTTAAAAGGCCCAAAAAATTCTTGAATTGATTCCCTAGCAACTGATCTATTCCTAGTAAACGCTGGGGATTCATTAAGGAATTTTCTAAATGCTTTTAGCTCTTTCATGTTGTTTAATAGTTGTCTATTCCAAAGTCGGCAATGTTGCCTTTAAATAACTCTTGTTCTTCGGGGTCTAACTTTTCAAATGGAACGCTTAACTCCATTGAGTTGTAGTACTCATATGAGTCTACATAATTGTCTTTCATATACTGGTCGGCCATTGTTTCTGCTTCCTCATTGCTGTTTGCTGCAACGTAAAGAGTTACCTCTAGTCCTTCCATTTCGTCTTGGTATTTGACGCTATAAATGGTTTGGTCCGGAGCAATGTTTTCGGCTAAGAACTTTCTAAAGACGTTTAATTCTTTCATATTAGATAGCTTGTCCAATCAAATCTCCTTGCCCGTTTACTGAGTAAACAAAAGTAAGGTCTGGTACACCGTCACCTTTACTTACGTATGATACTTCACCCCCTAAGCTTTTAACAGCGGCTGCAATTTCTTTTGCTGCTTCTAAATCTCTCATAAGGTCGTCGTAGTCATCACTATCTTTATCTTCTTCTGTTTCAAAGTATGAAAGCTCCTCTTCGAGTTCATCCATTACGTTTACTGGTGGGGATACATCATCTCCACTTCCAAATTGTGCTACGCGGGTAAATTCACCACTTGCAATAACATCTTTGGCGTGTTCCCCTTTTACGGCCTTCTCTAAATCATCAAGTGAGGCTTCGTTGATTTGTCCTTCTGCGAGGAATTTTCTAAATGCGTGTAATTCTTTCATTTTATTAGTAATTTCATTTTATTAGTAACTTTGAGGGTATTCACCACTAGTAACCCAAAGTTGAAGTGCTAAGAGTCCATATTTGTCTGCAATACGGTCAAGTTCTGCCATAGCTTTTGAGTCGTTATTTAAGTCGTAAAGGGGGTTGCCTGGCTTACTAATGTCCATATACTCGTTTACCTCTTCACCTTCGTTGGTTGGTACTTCAAATGTTTCTCTGGATTGGGTAAACAAATCATCTCCTTTAACGTAGTAGTTATATGATTGCCCCATTTCCCCGTAAGAAACTGGTCCTATTTTCTTAACGGCATTTTTAATGATGATTATAGCATCAAGGTCCAATTGTGCTTCTTCTATTTCTTCCTCATCATCTGTACTGTTTCTAACGGCGTTGAGCTCCTCAACGGCCTCTTGAGTTTGGTTAGTTGCGGGATATGTTCCTTCTTCTGGGAAGAAAGCACCATCCTCCATCATGTCCATTGCTTTTTGATGTGCTGGGCTGCTGCCCATAGCTTCAACGGTATCGAAGAGCTTATCGAGTGACTCTTGACCAAATTCTCCTCTATCTTCTGCGAGGAATTTTCTGAATGCGTTTAATTCTTTCATTTTTTACAAATTTTGTTTGATGTGTAGTTTTCTAATACGTTTGGAAGCCAAGCGTGAATTAAAAGCGCTACACCACATGTTGTTGCGTGCCACCAATGCTGAAAATAATTCATTTTAGCTTCTTGCAAATGCTTCATGATGATAAATATAATGAGGAGAGTGAAGGTATCCAAAGAAAATGGCGCGGGTCATGGTAGGGTCATGGTGGAGAGGTATGAGATATTTGTATATACTTTTGCTCTGGGCCTATAGTTATTTACGCTCTAAAAATCACCCTACACTACTATACCGGTATATGGCCCGTCGATGGACATCAGCGCCGGTGGGGTACGTGGCCGGTACGTACGGCGTACGCCCGCCCGGGTAGGGCACCCGGCCATAGCCGGGCACCCACCCATTGATAACCCTCACCACAAAGGTCATCACCCAAACTTTTTTAAGCGTTCATTGGAGCCTCATAGAGGTAATTCACACGGTTGTGGAGGTTGAGGTTAAAGAACAACTTGTTCATGTTACCACCACGACGGTTCTTGCTAAAGTACAAATACCGACCACCGGTTTCGCTATCATGCTTCAAGTGACCCATGGCAGTGGCCATGTGCTTGATCCGGTTTGAACCAGCAAACGAACCACTCTTAGTGACTTGATTAATCATCATGAAACACGTATTCACCTTACCCTTATTACGACCAAGGTTATGGTCCTCAAGCAGGTTGAGGATCTTCGTTGTCGCACCCTTAAACGTGCCACCGAACTTATCCTGAACCGCAACTGCAACCTCCTGAAGGCTGTCAATCAACACACAATCATAACCATCCGCAAGGACCGTCTCGAGCACCTCCATCGGACACTCATCAGCGTAATCACCCATAAACAGGATCGGCAAATCACCGAACTTGGGGAAACGCTTCACGTAACCGACCATGTCGATTGCGTTCATCTCACCTGAAATGAACAGACACTTCTTGCCTGCCTTATTCAAGTCACCGAGCACATCAAGCAACACGGTGGTTTTTCCAACACCGGGATCACCGGTAATAACAACATTAGTTCCAGGCATGAGACCATTGTCTCCGCTGAAAAACTCATCGACCTTCCGACCCGTCTTCAACGGATTGAACAGGTTAGCCTCGAAATTCAGGCTATTCATCTTGGTGGTGGTGACTTTAATTGCCATTTTGGGTTTGGGTTTTTGGGTTTTTTACTTTTCTCGTTTCGGCCGTAACCTTACTCCATGAATATACGAACGATTGTCCGCAAATCCACAATTTCAGATGACGTCAAAATGACGCCATCTCGAAGGTCTCGTACTTGTCGATCTTTCCATCCAGCTGGAAATCCAGTGCATTAAGCATAACTGCATTTTCCCTCATGATGCACTGCTCCACCTCCCACTTCAACATCACAGCATCAAGTTGGGTAAAACGACCATGATCACGCTTATGGGTTTCAATCCACATTTCAAATGCTTTAAAATCACCTTTGTGGTAATTGAATGCTGCTTCCTTAATCGTGATGGGGGATTGAACGTTGTTTTCCATGTCGCTGTAACTTTACCCCATGAATATACGAAATGGGGCCCGGGCCCCCAAATTTTCGTATGACTTTGAAATGACGAAAAAAAGATATATCCTTCGACCTATTTAGGTTGGGGCCCCGGGGGAGGGGGTTTTACATCAAAACACTCCGTGTTAGATAACACTCCCCCGGTCTGTCACATACCACACATAACCCTTATTCACCCAACATCCTCACTCACCCTTGTGTCACCCTTTACCCTTGACATGTCACCCTTGAAATACTCATTTAAAAACTCCACAGGATACAGATGAACGTTCCCATGATACGCAGGATTGGAGATAAACCGTTGTTGAAATTCAATTTTTTTCTCCACGGCGGATTTATTTACCTCCGCTCCCAATTGTTGTCCAGCTGCTCTACCGAGGTAATCATACAGCGACATGTAGATAGTATCTTGTTCCATTGTGATATTCATTTACTATTAATTATTTTATCCCCCCACGCTTCATTCTTCCACGGATCATACCGATCTGGATTCATCACCTCATCCACCTTATCCATCATTTCATTCATCCGCTGTTGAAATTTACAGCTCCATTTCAGTTCAATGAGGGTTTCCAGCTGTTGGTTACAGTTTTCAGTCATTTCCTCCAAGCGTTTGATATTAGTAGTGTTTTGCTCTCTAGTATCCTTAACACGTTGAATTTGCTTCTCCAACTCAACGATCTGTTCCTCAAGACTCATCGCCTTGACTTCTTCAATATTAAATTTACTCATTATTAAAAGCTTTGAGCGTATGACACAATATCACCCTCCCAATCCTCACCAACTTCAGTAAACAGTTGAATCATTTTCTGCCTATACTGTTCATCTCTTTCATTACTAGCACCAACGTGAATGTTCTCCAAACAATCAATGAGATCTTGATAGGTGTTCTCAAACCTGCAATAGCACATATTAGGCATCTTTAACAATATTTTCAAGTGTATCGTGTACTCCCTTCAGTGCACCAAGTGCCTGTCCAAACAAACTATGGAGCAGGAAGTCATCTTCTCTATTATCGTAAGCACTATCCAATTCGGCAACTACCTCCTCGATGTACTTAATCTGGTTTTCAATTCTATTTCTATCCATTTTTCCTATATTTTCTTATTTACATTCAACAACCCAATTCACTCGGCGGTACAACCCCCAATACTTTTCCTGAGTATTTCCATATAACACACCATCAACAACTGCAACTGCGTGCCTTTCTACAATCACAAAAAACCGTCCTTTAGGATGTGTTTCCATAAATGACTTCAACGTGTAACCTACTTTTTTGTTCTTGTAACGTGGGTTAGTGATCGTTTTGAATCCTCTAGGTCCCATAATCCACTTCTTATCGGGATGACAACCATAAGCACTCAGCTTATAACCATTTTTCACCTTACCCAACACATTCACAATATTAACAGCAGTGTAAGTACCGCGCTTAAATTTTCGATTCATATGCTTCTTCACCCACCCATGAGCAACATCATAACTAACATCTAGTACAGCCATAAACGCTCTAACTACGCAATCATTGTCCTCTCTTGTGGCCAAGTTGCTTTGACTCACTGCAATCTTATGGGAGTCTTGGAACTTATTATCCAAAATCATCTCCCGCTCTGCCCACCTAGCTCTCAGGCCCTTACCAACCAACGTTTGGGTTTTGTGTGTGACTTTCTCCATGATTCCTCTAATTAAAGATTAACCGTTGCCATATACTCATTGAGCTTTTCCTTCAAAATGTCGGCAAACTCCAAAACATGCTCACTCTCACACCCAAAAGTATCTACTTCAAACTTCCGAGTCACTTGGAACATCGTAGTGCTGAAACCATTGTTCTTAGGATGAACATACCAATAACCGTGTCCCTCATCATGAGCAATAAATCCTTTGCTGTCAATAAACTCGTGGAACATCCGAGTCACTTCTTGTTTTTTCTGCGTTTTTGTCATGTCGCTGTAACTTTACTCCGTGAATATACGAAAGGATTCTGGGTTCCACAAATTTTCAGATGACTTTAAGATGACTTTAAATTAAAACTCACCCGTAAAATCACTCGCTGACAACACCCCATCACACAACAACCTGCCTGCAAATTGCTCAGGGGTCAAACACTCCCACGAGTTATACTCTTCAGCACTCATATGACCTTTATCCAAATCGTACTTCCAATAATCAAGGTGGGCTGTCTTTTCTTCCTCCAGATGCTCTTGGCTCACTCCAGAAAGTTGTACTTTAGCTGTCACTTCGTACTCGGCGATTTGCTCTTTACTCATAATATTGGGGTTTTTGTTTTTTTGTTCTTGCTGCTGCTGCAACCTTACTCCATGAATATACGAAAGGTTCTCCGCAATCCCAAAATTTAAGATGACGTCAACATGACTAAAGATTTTTGTTTACTTAGTTTTCTGGCTTGCTTTAGTGTTTTATAAAAAGGGTGCTTAGTATTATTCTTTAAATTTAAAGGGAGGTTATGGGATTTTATCAATTGGAGTTCTTTTTCTTTATAGTTTGAGTATAATTCATATTCCACCCTCATTTCTTCCCTTATAAATTTATCAACTATTGTTTTAGCAGTAACCATTTCTCCTACTAACAAAGCAGATAAAGTTTGTCTTAAAGTAGATACAAATCCCGATTTAATAGAAGAAGGAGCATGTTTATCATTATAGTGCCAATCTAATCTTTCGTTTAAATTCTTAGCTAACCCTATATAAACAAGGTATTTGTGATCTTTCTCTAAACACTCACTTATATCAACCCCCATTTGTTTTGCCCCCCTTTCAGTTATGTACCAATAATATACCCCACTTTGTTTAGGAAACATAAATTCTATACTTTAAATTAAATGTTGCAAGTAGAAAACCTGCCACCATTAGAATAGGTAAAGCTCCATCAATGGGTATTGATGAATCATAACAGGGATCACTAGGGTTAAAACACCAATTGGGTGGATTATTAGTTTGACAAGCAGCACACCCTAAATTAGGATCCATAGCTTGTACTGAGTACCCTTCCCTATCAATATAGTACTCATCTAATTGGGTGTTGAAGGCATTTCCATCAACACCTTTATACATTATTGAGTTTTCCTGTAGGAACTTATCGAGGGGACCTTGTTGGTTATCCATATTAAAACAATTTACGCAAGTAATCAACTAAACAATACAGGGCAAATCCACATGCTGCAGCCACACCCACAAAATAAAGGATGTTTACAATAAAATAAATATTCTCGTGCATATTACTTGTTTTTAAGTGCTTCTCGTTCTAATACTTCACTGAGCTCTTCCCAGTCGTTTTCAAAATCCATCATTGGGTGATTAGCTAAACACTCAAGTGTAGCACCCCCACTATGAGCGCATACTCTATACAACCAATCTTCACCCAACTCACCAAAATTTGATGGTGTTTCTAAGTAAACCATACCTGGAGCATCACCTTTAAGATGCACAATAAGTTGTGTTGCAAAGTCCTCAATACCATTAAACTGGGTACCCAACTTTGCTTCTGCTTTTAGTCCATTAACAAACTTACCACCTTCAAGGAACTCCTTAATGGTTACTCCCAAACAATCTGGGTTACCATCATAGTGGTGGTAAATACATGCTACTGGTTCGTCCATCATATTAGTGATGGCTATGCTTGCTCGTGTTGCCATAATTATTAAAACTTATTTAGATTACTGATTCTTAAACTTGCGGGCGGTATCCATCATCCGCTTGTACTCCTCATAACTCTCATCTCCATAAAGCAACTCGTGGGTCCTCCGATCATAGTACTCAGGGTCGAAAAACTTAACAATTGCTCTATCAAGGCCATAATAAGTAACCACAAGAAAAATACCCATAAAAAACGAGGCAATTGTGCTTGCAATACAAACAATGGCAACCAATCCTGTAAATACATCAAAAATAGTCATGTGTTTCCTTTTTGCTTTACAATGTGAATATACGAAAGAGGATCCGAAGATCCTCATTTTCGTATGACTTTGAAATGACTTACTTAATTTTTCTGTAATAATAACGCTTAAGATTCAAAATCTCTGCTTTAAGATTTTCATCTACTACTTGCACTTGTTGCTTATAACTTTTAAAATCATTAATTGATTTAATATAACGAGCATATCTGTAGACATAAACTTTATGAACGTCATCAATGAAGTCTTCTCGAACTTCATACATCATATCATTAAGTAGAGTAAACGACAAGTATGTCTTATGATTAGGATTCCAAACTATGAACGGCTTAGCTTCATCAAATTGCTCAACGTCGTAAGCGTAATAGCTAGCACTCATTCTGTACTCATCGAACTTTGAAACGTAATTAATACTCATGTTGCTTTTTTTTCTTCGCGTTAAATATACGCTGTGAGATTAGCGATCTCACATTTTTCGTATGACTTTAATATGACTTTAAAGCCAATTTACTTTATTTTTAGGTATCAATTTGTTACCTACTCTAGCGTAATTTTCTAGTTGACTTGTTTCTAAAGTTAATTGCTCACCTTCTGGTGTTTCTACTAACACGCCTGTACCTTCTTCTCCTAATAATTTTAACTCCCAGGTTGGATTTACGTACATGATAATTTGGTTTTACTGTAGTCATTCCTTTATTTCCATAGTATTTGAATTAATACAATTGCAATAGCTAAAATTAAAGTAACACCGGTTTTAAGTGTTATACCTTGGTTTAAATGTAACCAGGTAAGAAAAGCAAATGCTATCATACCCATTGCGAATCCTATTAGTCGTTGGGGCCACATTTCCCCGTCGAATGCCTCCACCAAATACTGTGTGGCATAAATATAGACAAAAGATATAGGAACGCCCATTAAAGACATAACTAAGGGACGTTCCTTAATCCAATCACTAATAAATTGTCCGTTTATCTGGTACCAAACTAATGTTTGTCCTAATAGGAATAATAAAGTTCCTTGTATTAACCTAGAAATATTTTGCATAGTATTGTTATCAATATTCCTATAAGTCCTAAACTTACAAATTTAGCACTATCTGTGTATCGCCTACCCATTTTAAATAAGTTTTAACTGTTTAGCTCTACCATAACCCACCCATTTCTGATTTTCAGGGTTAAAGTATTTGCGTTGGGTTTTAGGTAATTTAGCGTTTTTTTCCTCGAAACTTTCTTGGATCACCGCCTCCTCTACATCAACCTTCCATGGCCCGTTAGCAAACTTATCTACATCATAGTACCAGGTAATCACGCTACCATCGGTATCTATAAACTCCCTAGTGTACTTAGTAAGTGGTTTAGGGTCTTCAATTGGAGGTCGTCCCCTATTCATTCCCTACCTACAATAAAGAGTTCAAAAAATATAGCAACTGCTATAACTCCTGCAATAATAATATATCCCATTATCCTTCGTAATTTTCAGCAAATTTTTTCCCAAGATCAGTTAGGCGATAAGTTAATTCACCATCCTCATTAATCCCAGCTATTTCAACAAATCCTTTTTCAATTAGTCCATATAGAGCATCACTTAGCTCATTAATATCTTCAAACATCGTAATTAGCGTTAGGGTATAAATAATTTAAAATTTCATTCATTTTTTTATTAACTAATACATTACCCCCATCAACAGTATCAATAACTGTTTTTTCGGGGTCAATTGGACATTCACGTATTGATACGATCTTGTCACAATAAATAATTCCGGGCTTTTTATGAGGGCCCATCTCATCAAATTTGAGGTAAATTACCATTAATCAACGATTTTAATGTACTCACTAATACCCTCAGTCAGCGGGTAAAGATTACCTTTGGTGGGGTGAACCACCATTTCGGTCTTATCAAACTGCTTAACCAGTCCACGCTTGTTAAACACAACGCTCAGAGCGTTAACAGGCACATAACAACGGCCGTAGGCCTTAAACGTTTCTCCCTTGCGGATCGTAACTTTCATCATGCCATGAATATACGAAGGGAGGGTGGCATTGCCACTCTCTCACATGACGTCAAAATGACTTTAACTAATATCCTCAGTTGTCCCTACTTGATAGTAGATTTTACCATTATATTCAAAAGAAGAAGCAGTAGTAAATTCCTCAGCATAAAATAATTCAATATTATCCAAATCCTCAAATTTAGGAGTGGACCCATCCCACGCTCTTAAATCTAATTCCCTTGCTGCATTATCTATTCTACCTATATATGCCCTAGTTAAACTACCTGCAAATTCTATCCCTAATACTTTCCACACTCCATTTATTTGTACTAAAACCCATGATCCCGAATCCCCACCGGCAGAAGGTCTATCGCATTCAGGGTCTACTCTCTTTAAGGAGATTTGGTCTGTGAAAATACAATTTTGGTTTGTTGCAAAACTATCCCATCTTCTGTTCTGGCTTGTATAAGTCATCTCTATAGTAAGGCCTCCTGCTTCTACTGTTAATTCACAATACCCAGGGTATCTTGCCCCCAATCTACTTCCACACATTAATATAGGGTACGAAGAAGGATTTTCTATAACTTCATCAATTTCATCTGATGTAGCAAAAGGTGGGGGAGATGTTATGCCATCATAACCATACTGTTTCCAACTTTCATTTACATCTATTACACTTTGGGCTGAAGAGGTTATATAAAAAGTAGCTACATCTACATAATTGTATACCTCTATTCCACCAGTACCAGCAGTATTTCCTTTTCTAAAAATAGGAACATAATTTCTAGTACCCCCTAATAAAGTTTTGGGATCAGCACTTCTAAGTGGGTTACTAGCCTCAATTTCTTCAAGTGTATTATACCTATGGGACTCAATTAAATCACTTGACATTTCTCCAGTGGAGTATATTCTAAGAAGCCCTACGTGTGCATTTGTTACCCCTACTAAACACCCTGTATTTGCATCTACTGCAAAACCTCCTATAGTACCATAAGTTCCTTTACTACTTACAAATTGTGCTGCTACTCCTCCTTTCATAGGACTACTGTAATCCGTAGGGGGGAAATTGGCCCCAGTATCTGTACAAGTAGCGCAATCGGACGTTGCTTCAATTACTCCTACTTCTACTACATCAGTTTTAAATACCTTGCCTTTTAAGTTAATAGTAGAGGGTAATATTTGATCACTTGATAGTGAACTAAGAGGAAGCTTTTTAGTAACTGTAAATATTATAGCTTTTTCTCCTGTAGGTTGTCCTTCTACTACTTTTTCCCCATATCCTACTCCCACTCCATCTGGGGTATTTTTAAATATATTAGGTAAATGGTGCTTTATATCTTTAAATTTCATGTTGATGCAGGGAAATGGGCAAATAATGTTTTGGATCCTGAGAAATTAGTAAAAGATCCCTCAGGGGGAGAAGAGAGACGAGCATTATAATATATAGTAGGGTTATAAGGATCAGTAGATGGTGAAGGACCCCCAGAAGCCGCTGAGGAGGCTACAGCAAAGTTATTTAAAGTAGTAGTAATAAATGTTTCGTAGTTTAACTTCTCAGTAAGATATTTTTTCTTTACTTCAGATATAGGCAAATTTTTATTATCATGCCTTTTTAAAAAACTTGCCCAATCTCCAGGGGATTCACATGGTATTATCATGTAAATAAATACAATAAAAAAGGTAGAGACCCAAAAAAAGCCTCTACCTTTTGTAAAGTGATGGGAACCCCCTCGTTTATTTATTTCTTACTTCTTTATCCATAAAGTCCTGTCTTAGGTCTTCTAAAGAGGAAAGTAGCTCATCTGACATTTCATCAGCGTGCATATCAATTATTTTGTCTAAAACTGTAGTATTAATTACTTCGTCTAGTACTTTATCGTTTTCCTCTAACTCAATCATTTCTCTCATTTTAATACCTTCTTTTTCGAAGTATTTTGCAATAGCGTCCTTATACTGCCCACGTAAATTTCTAGGTATTTTAAAATCAAAGTCTGCACCAAAATCCCCCATGCTTTTCCCGTTACGACCTTGTACACTAAATGATGGTTCAAATTGTTTAAATGGAGAACCTGTAGTAAGCACTCCAAGAACACGGAAAAACTCTTTAAAATCTTTACCCATATCCTTGGCATCGTTTGCCTCTTTCTGGGAAACATAAAGGGTAATGGAATGAAGAGGACCATCCTCAGGGGCTTCCTTCATTGGGTAAAAAGTTGTGGTTACTGCTCCGACTAGATCCTTAGGTACGTCGAACCCTTCACTTTTTCCTGATTTTTTGGCTGTTTTTACCGCTTTATTTAATGCTTTATATATAGGACTTTTCTTGAAAGTTTCAAGACCGGGGGCGTAATTAGGATCACTTCCGAAGTTCATTTCACGCCAATCAACGGGTGAACCAAACCCAAATATCTCATTAGTGGGTTCTTTATCGTTTTCCTTTAGCATATCTTCATACCCCATTATTTGCATAGCTGGTACAAAAGCATCATCAAATGCTACTTTATCATCCTCTTCCATAGCGTCTGTCATTTGTATGAAAAGAGGCTTAAGTTGCTCCTTCTTACCAGGAAATCTATATAATCTAGGGGCAATAAATTGGAATCTTGACTCGAGATCATTCCCGAAATCTTGGGGGTCCCCACCAAAATCCTCTTCACCACCATCATCCCTAAACTCTCTCATCATATCTCTACCTACTACTTCAGGATCATCAGATACATTTTGGAACATACTTCTTCTTTCTGATCTGTCTCTATCATTTAAATAGGCTTCAATTTCACCTGCTAATTGGGGGTGTGATTTAGCAAATACATCTTTATAAGCATCTACTACTCTTGATTGAGCGTATGGAATATCATCTGTATCCCTAGTGGCTTCTTCAAAGTCCTCTTTAAACGAATCCATAATAGCTCTAAGGTCCCAACCTGGTTTATCGAATTTGTCTTCCTCTAAGCTATCAAAGTAATCAGCAGCAGCATCTAAATCTTCAGGGGAAATTTCTTCAGCTTCGGGGTTGATAAGGGATTTTTCCTCCATTATTTTTCCTCCTTTCCTAATAATAGCGCGGGCATTAGATAAATCAACTCCATCAATATCATCGCTTCCCTCTTCTCTAAATTTTCTATGTAGATAATGGGTTTCTTGTCCTGTCTTACCTAAAATATTAACAGCGGCATTAATAATTTCCCTATCTGTTTCTTTGTTACCTGAGGCTTCTTCAATTATGTATTGCCTCCATTTATTCCAGCTAAAGCTCATGTTATTTTTATTATAAATATTATTAAATATTTCCAATCATTGTTTTTAAAACTTCTTTCCCTCCAATCTTACGTGAGTACCACCCGTTGCCAGGTTTTTTATTTTGGGGGTGGGCTCCATACCAAGTAATATCTTTACCGCCTAATATTGCCCTTACTTTCTCCTCATCATCAATTACAGGTACCCCACCTCTCTCGTGAAATACTCTATAAGCATCACCACTTACCTCAACATAGTTACCAGGAGATTTTAACTCACTAGTTTTTCTAGTTAAAACGTGCTTAATATGAGGTTTCTTACCATCGTGACCCATTCCAGTGTGCTTAACACCAAAAGATGTATTCTTACCAAAGTAAGTAACATCTAACTCAGGATCATCATCAATATCAGCAGCCATCCAAAAACTTATATCAGGAGCCATAACATCTTCAGGGGAATTAATATTTAAATGTCCCCCAATTGGAGCATAAGCGGTTTGTACTAAATCAAATAGCTCTCCTTTTGCCTGTTCAAGCTCCTCCCCACTTAAAGGAACATACTCTCCTTTAGGGTAGTCTCTCTCCAGGAGTAAATCTATTAGCTTAATCATGCTAATAAATATCAGTCCTCCACGAAACGTTCCATAATATCAACAAAAACATCAAGTGGGGTTCTGTGTCCCATTTTCTCAACAGGAATCACACTCAAACCATCGTAAAAGGCATCAGAAGCAACCATGTTATACGTTTCTGTAGGGTTGATAACATCATCCTCCAACCCAAGCACTACATGACCATTAACACTAAATTCACCATTCGTAACACCATAAGGTTCAAAACTACGAGAATGAACAGCTGGATTAAACAACATAACTTCAGTGTCCTCAAAGTGAGTTGCCAACTGGTGGGCAAAATATCCACCCATACTAGAGCCAATAATCAAATCAAACTCCTCAGCAGCACACAAGTCAATCATTTCCTCAAACAACTCATTGTTATCATAATCCATAGCAGGAGCATAACACATAAAACGATCGTTGAGGTACTTAACCTTAGAACCTCCGGGCTTGCTTTCCAAGCCATGCAAATATAATACTCTTTTCATTTTTTAACTTTCTCCAGTAACCCACTGGTAAATTAGTGACACACAAATAAATAGAAAAAGATACATCATCAGTTCAAAACACTTAAAATTTCCTCCTTTGATTGAACGAACGCCTCCGTAGGCATCAAACCAATCAACTCATCACCCTCAAGCAATCCGTATATTTCACGTTCACTCTCACTCATTTCACTTAACTCACGTAACTCACGGAGCATTTCCACAGCTTGGTCAATATCAATCTCACAAACCAAATTAAACATTAACTTATCCATTAGAACGGCAGGTTTTCGGTTTCAACTTCAGTTTCTTTTTCCTTCATGTTCTCAGGTACCCACTCATCCACATAGGTAACCTTCACACACTTCAAATCCTCAAAATAGAGCGTTTTGGTAATCTTGGTACCAAAGAAATACGTTGTGGCAACCATTCCTTTACCATTCCTCATCAACTCAACATTTGCAACATACTGGTTCCAATCACTCAGAATACAATTTCCATACTTGCGAGTGTTCAAAATCAACGTGAACTTCTCATTATCCAAACCTCCACCACGTGGACGCTCAAACTGGATATGTGCTTCTTGAGGGTTACCTGCTTCCAACTGTTGGGCAAGACGTTCTTGGGCGTTTTTAACTGCTTGATCCATGTTCATTTGTTTTTTGGGTTTTTTCTCGCTGTTTCTCAACACCCGAAATATACGAAATCCGGTTGCGGACCCCAAATCTGCAGATGACGTCAATATGACTCAACCTCTCCCAAATAACTCCTTAATGAAGTGATACACTACAACCAGTACCATAATGGGCCAAAACACCCACAATACCAAACGTTCCCAGAAGTTAAAATTTAGGTCCATATATTTACCGAAGTGCTCCATTAGGAACCCAAAGCAAACACCAATTAATATGTATTCTAGTACGCCCATTGTATATACGGATTAGGGGAGGGGGGTGGGTAATTAAAAGCTTGCTTAATTAATACTCGTAGGAATCATCTCCATATTCATCCCAATTATCGTTTAGTTGACGTTCGGAGACAATATCAACAAAATCATCAAACTCATCACCATACGAGTCATCGATCATATCGGGGTTAATACCTTCCTTACGGAGTTGTTCACGCAGTGCGTCTTCTTTTGGATCAAAGTGCATTTCCTTTTCTTTTTTTAAATTCACGGGGGTCAATATCATCAACAAAGGCTAATTTTCCAACTTCTACATTTGACGAATTTATGACTTTATTCGTTCCATACATATAAACAGGTCCATCGTAATCTTTGTATGTGCTTGTAACATTTTCGTTGTCCTTAATATCACCTTCCAAATGTAGGATTCTACGCTTGCCTACAAAACTTCTAAACTCATTTGGGGTAACTCGGTGCCACCTATCTAAACCCGGTGAGAACACCTCACAACACAGCTGTTCGGGGAATGGAAACTTAAGTTTTACAGTGTTACCTTTTTTCTCAGACATTCAATTGTTTCTTTTGCGGATGTGTGTAATATACCAATTCCTCCTTTGGATTCCCACTGTTCAATGTTATCTTTTCTATCATCAATCAAGATATGGGAAGGAGCAGCATACTTTTGCTTGTTATGGGAATAAGCCAAGTTAAGTTTAACTCCCAACTTATGATTTCTAACCCACAAACGCTTACCTAAACGTGAGTGTTCTGCTCGGGAAGGGGAAGAAAGCAACTCAACATAGAAGTTTTCAGTAATAAACTTAAATAGTTCCTTACCATCTTCCATCCAATCCATTCCTACCCAAAAACCTACACCTCTAGCATCAATAAGTTCCCAAAACTCATCTTTACCATTTTTTTCAGTAAACTTTTTGGGACCCCAAGGATGAATTTCGCTAAACTGCTTATCAAAGTCAGTAAGCACTCCATCCATGTCACAATAAATCCTCGGCCGAAACTCTTTCGATACCATAAGTGCTTCCTCTTCGGATAGCTCCAAACTGTTCATTGTTGTAAATTGGTTTTGCTTCATTTATATCTTCACTAAAATATGGGTACCCTCTCCTCAACCCAGCAAACACCCTTGCATACTCATCTATTACGTAAAAGGGGCGTTTGCGTTCTTCTGCTATTTTAAGGTCGATCTCGTTCTCCCGGCGCCTCAGGTCGATGTACATAATTCTGGGATTTACGTTGGATTTCTTCTGCTATGAACCTTATTTGGAGGAGGTGGTTATATACTTCCTCTGGGATATCTTGGTAATGTCTAGCGTCTAGCTCATTAAGGTGGTTCAAGATATATTGCGCCTCCTTATAGATTTTATTCGTCTCCATCGAGCATCAGATTATTGTTTTCCAAAAAATACCAGAAACGTTCGAGCCATAGGGCAATTCGTACGTCATCAATGGTGTCGTCAAATTTAGCACCTTCAGCACGAGCATCTGCTACTTTCATAATACCAAAGTCAGCTAGGTCACGTGCTTTGTCTTCATCACCACGTGCTAGCGCTTCACGTGCATTTGCGTAACAATCAGAGACTGTCATTTTCATTTTTATGTTTTGTTTTACGGGTATACTTACTTTTGTCAGTATGTACCTTATTAGAGGGTTGGCGGAAATATTTACCCTCAGGTACACTAGCGTTTATGTTTTTCCGCTTTTTCATCATGGGTAAAGATACGAAAGTTCCCGGCAAAAACCACATTTTCATATGACTTTAATATTACCAAGAATTGATAGCAGTTTTATATTTAATATCCTTAATAGTGGAAAGTTTCATATTGCTATATTCTAAAGCCCACTTAAAAAATATTTCACAAAACCATGAGGGGTCTATACCTGGGGGATTTCCGTTTTGGTAAAAGTGGAGATTTTTTTCTATACTACTTAAATAATCCTCAATTTTAAAAGAAAAACAATTAGTAGCAAGCCCATTACTAGGTCCCCAACCATAAACTATAGGTTTACCTTCTTTTCCTTTTTCCATTAAATTGTTAAAGTCTTTTTCCTCAAATACTACATCATAATTTAAATGATGGATATAATCAAACCCCAAAGATTGACATAACTTAAAACCCTTGCCAATTTGGTGGAGGTGGGCATAGCCATAATCTGGGGTACTTTTTCCATTAAAATATATTACTCTATTTGTTTTGGGGTTTTCCTTTATGTATAAAGTATAATCTACTTGAGATTGAATTTCAGTAGGCAGAGGAAAATTACCCACAAATACTATAGGTAATCCTTTATCTTGTAAAAAAGCTAAAAGATCAAGAGCTACTTTTATCTTATTTGGTGTGTTTAAATGAGAAGTAATTAATATACAAGTGTTCATACATACTGTTTTAATAGATCAATATTTTTACATCCATGATATACCATTATGTCTGAAGTATTCAAAATTCTAACATCAGTCATGCCTGGGTTGTTGTACATATTCTCATATTTTTCGCCAAATTCCATTAAATGAAAATAATACTTATTATGGGTTACTACATTAGCATGACATTGACCCAAATTTAATTTTCCATTTACCCTACACAAAATTGAATTATATACTATTTCATCTCCTGCAGGGTAATTAGTGAAGTTTAATTTTTCAGTATAAGGAGAAGTTAAACACAATTTAGCCCATTTCTCAATAAAAGATTTACTTTCCTGCCCAAAGAGAACTACATTAGTTTGAGTATAGGTAAAATCATAATTAGTTCCTAAAACATAATTTATTTTATTTACTAATCCTTTTTTCCAATTAGGTTCTAAATTACACGTATGATATGATGCTAGGGGTGTGATTAAAGTAGAAGCCTTACTTAAAAGTAAATCAGGATTAAATCTTTTTCCTATAATATGGTCGGTATCAAGGTAAAGCATACTTTCATCTTGAAAATCCTTTAAAGCTTGTAAAAGTATAGAGGGCTTAATTCTTCTAGCATGTTCAGGTTCACTTAATATCTCTAAAGGAATATATTTGTAAGTAACTTGGGGATGAGGGCTAGATACCTCAAAATCTACAGTGTAAAGGGTAAACTGGTGTTTCTCAGTAAACCCTAATTTTTCTGCGGATTTAATTAAATACTCATAAGGAGCATATGCTTGTTTATTACAAAAGGATATTATTCTCATGTTAAAGTCATTACTTCGGAATGATGGTAAAATTTACCCCTCTTAAAATCTGCTTTTTTAATCCTACGGCCTTTACCAGCATCAGCCCTTTGTACAAAGTAATAAGGTCCTTCTCTATCATCATAGGCTACTTGGTTAATTTCAGCAGTAACAATATAATCATTACCCTTACGTGAGTCTGGGACTCGAACTTGTTCAAACATTTTCATTTTATAACTTATTTAGTTGTACCTAAGGTGGGACTCGAACCCACAAGCCGAAGCACTAGTTCCTAAGACTAGCGTGTATACCAATTCCACCACTTAGGCATATGACCCTTAATGGGTCATCTTAGCCTCAGGCTTAACAGCTGCAAGACTATCAAGTAGATCACTTACAGTTGTAATTGAGTCTGTATTAAAAGGTATTTCTACACCTGTAGTATCCCATTGAAGGCTATCAGTTGCACAGCTGTCAGTCATGGGTGTGGTACAGCACTCGTCTTCGGTTCCTCCACAAGAGGTAAGAGCAACAATTGCTCCAATAAAAAATAGTTGTTTCATCGTTTTATGTTTAAAATTATTGAACAGGAGAAAGAGGAGTACCAGTTGTTAAATCATTTCCTGGGGTTCCGTCCATGTCTAAGGAATCCTTAGGGGGGATTGGGGGAGTAGAGTCTGCAGGGACAGCATTAGGAGGGGGTGCAGGGACTGTGTGGGGGTTATCAAATCCACAAGATGCAAGTAGGATTGTAAATCCTATAGTAAAAAATAGTTGTTTCATCGTTTTGTATTTTGGTTTGTTAAAATGTACCATGGTGGTACGTCTGATTTCTTTTTTGGTAGTTTTCTAAATGTTTGTACTTCGGGATAATTATACCCTTCATGTAGTAATCTAACTGTTTTATCTTTGGTATTAATGTTAAGAACCTCTCCTTGGACCTCCTCGCCAAATAGAAAGAAATTTATAATATCTCCTACTTTCATTACCAATCCCTTTGACATTGCTTACGGGGGACCCTAGCATATCTAGTACGAATCCCATTGTTATAGGAATTACCTCTTCCACTATACCTCATATGAGAAAATTTTCCATCATTAGTAAAAACAGCAGATTGGGTTCTGCTATTGTAATAATAAGGAGAACAACTTGACAATCCAAGGGCAATAAATAACCCCAATAAGTAACTTAAATATTTCATTTTTCAATAAATATTAGTAGGAGATACTGGATTCGAACCAGTGACCTTTCGGATGTAAACCGAATGCTCTAACCAACTGAGCTAATCTCCCAATTGCCCCAGCCAGCGCTGAGGACTTGTCCGTCTGGTATCTCGTCGGACCACTGAGATTCTATATTCTAGGCTATAGAAAACCTAGTCTCCCATATTAGACTAAGGGTTATTATGGGGTGATGTCTGTTCCCCTCTCTGACCCCAAATGTAGGCCAACTGGGAATCGAACCCAGAGACATCGACTACTAGAATACTGCCATATCCGTTCGCACTTTTACCCCTTTCCCCCTGGCAGGGGAGAAATTGGAGCCACTAGCAGGATTCGAACCCGCGACCTGCTGATTACAAATCAGCTGCTCTAGCCAACTGAGCTATAGTGGCTGCATTCGCCTCACACGCTGTGATCCCGGTCGGGCTTGAACCGACGACCCTTCCCTTAAAAGGGGAATGCTCTACCAGCTGAGCTACGGGATCAATAAATGAAGGAATGGGTAAAGAGTTATTCAGGCTCTTAAGCGCGACAAGCAGGCGGTTGTATTGGTAAATCATAATGGCACAAGAGGAGTGTTAAACCCGCATCCCATTAATTATTTCACTTCATGGCTGCTAACCCCAATTGAAGTTCACAATATCGCTTAGTAGAATTTAGTTCCACTATCACACAACCACACACTAAATAAGCCCACCTCAACGGTTCTCACCTCTCACTAGCGCTTGCTAGTGAGTGAAGCTACTTATCAGCATGTGTACTTTATCCCCCTAAACAAGGGACACATTCAGTCATACCCCCCCGTGCGTGATCAGCGCGGTGGGGTTTCCTTCATTTGTAGGAACGGCAGGAATCGAACCTGCGACCTCCAAGATATAAGCTTGATGCTCTAACCAATTGAGCTACGTTCCCATATTGGTGCGTCATTTTATTACGCAGTGACGTCATCAGCGAATGCTATTTATTTCAGTATGTAAAGAACCTAGTACTCCCTACAGGAGTCGAACCTGTGACCCACAGCTTAGAAGGCTGTTGCTCTATCCAGCTGAGCTAAGGGAGCATATTTTGTAGCGCTGGGGGGACTCGAACCCCCACGGACCTACGGTCCAACAGATTTTAAGTCTGTCGTGTCTACCACTTCCACCACAGCGCCATATTTTTATTTTTTAATGTACTTAAAGTAATTGTAAATATTGATAGGAATACAAACCCCAACCACAACTACATAAATAATAATCCAAACCTGATCTGTCATTTCTCTGCCTTAACTTTACCCCATGAATATACGAACCGAATTTTCAAATCCCACATTTTGGGATGACTTTAAGATGACCTTCTTCTTCCTTTTTTAGGCTCAATACCCAACTGCCTTTCCAATTCACGCAACTCACGGTTCCGCTTGACTTTTTCCTTACCAACAGCAACCTGCTGTTTGCTAGGGACTCGGTCCTCCATCTCACCACGGAACTCCCTCATGAACTCCTCGCAGTCACGGCGGTCCATTTTTCCGCCATAACGTACTGCCTCTTTATAATGCCTAGCAACAGCTTCAGCATTTCCAGTAATCATAGCATAGGCTAGTTCAGCCATTCTACCATGGTAGTTCCGCTTACGGCGGCGATTGTTGTGATCACGCATTTTTCAGTTCTTTAATATGTTTACACTCTCTAGTTTTCGATCTCCATACTCCTGGGCAGTTACAACTAAATGTAATTTTTCCAGTGGGTAAAGTCACCTTACGTGCCTCATAGGTAATATCAGGATTACTCTTAGAAGTAAACTCCATAACTACCATATTTGGCTCTTTTAGCTTAACCTCAGGACGTTCCCATTTAATGTCACTCAATTTGGTTTCAGGATGTACCTCTGTCCAAGTGGGCATAATGTATTTTTTACCATCCATCACTATAAGTGAGGGGGGCATCCAATCATGTTCATGCTCATATGTTAAGCGTTGTACATTCACAAACTTGTGTCCTTTAGGTTTATACTTAAATTGTGAAGAATCTTGTACTACCTCTCGGTATTTACCATCTTCCCAAATTTGAAAAATCGCCATTGCTTAAACTTATTCCATAAATATAAGAATAAATTTTTAGGCTTCCCCGGTTTTGCTATGACGATTTTATGACTGACTTCTTTATCTTCCTTTTCTAATTGGTCTTCTAAAGTAACCATCATACACATCCCATTAAGCATCATGGGGTAATAAGCCGCTACAAAGGCTAGATCTTCATCAGACATAGCCTCCATAGCCTGCTTAGCTGTCACTATTTGGGGGTCAACGCTTACCACGCTTACCACTGTAGTAATCTTCCAAGTCCTCTTCATCAGGAGGAAGGTAACCTGGTTTTTTGGGTTTTTTCTTCTTGCGCTCCTTATAAGCGGGAGACTCATGTTCCATAAAACGATCCCATTTTTGGAACGCATCTAACCTTTGGTGTGGGCTATTTTTGCTCATCGTCCTTGACCTTTATAGGCTTTTTTATAGTTTTTAGAATTTTTACTTTTGCTGGTTTTTGTTTTAGCGTGAACACCAGGGCGGCTCACTTTGTTAATGCTAGGGGCAAAGTCTAATGCTCCAGTTTTTTTAGCCATTTTTTAATTTTAAATAGTTTATCGCTTCAGTTATTTTAATACAATCTTCGTATTCTTCTTCACGCTCATAATGAGCTAAGTTTGTTTCTAAGATATCAATAAATTCATCGGTTTCCATTGATAATGTATAAATAGCTCCTTCTTCCTCTACTTCTACTTCAAAAACAGGAATTTGTTTTTTCTTAGTGTCTAAGTTATTTAATACTTTTTCTACAATTCCTTTAGCAAGCATAAAATCTTTAGTTTTAGCCATATTAAGGAATTCTTCATACGTTCCTACCTTTATGTGTTTCACGTACGGCATATCAAAATAGATCAAGGTAATCTCCTTTTATTTGTTTTGACTTGAATTTAAGCATCTTTTCGTCATTCTCCAAACTTTTTGTCGCAAGCTTTTCAAGATGTTTACGTTTTTGTCCATCGTAATCGTCTACTAATTTTTGATGCTTACGCTTTTTCATACTTAAAGTATTTTATAGTAAAATTACTAAGTGGTATTTCTGAATAGGGCATATCTTGTGTGACATGGTTGTTTATTACAACATTCATTTTAGTATTATTTACCTGTTTCATTACAACTGGGTCACTTACTACACGGACTAATCTGTCATTGTAATAAAACTTTAATGAGTCTAAGCTCCAATTTAATTTGTACTTTAAGAAGTGTTTTGTGGGATCTTTAAAGCCCATAAAATGACTTTTAGGTCCCCACATTTTATTTTTACCCCCTTCAGAGTAGTGCACATTTGTATCTATATGCCTACAAGCCCAAGGTTTGTTCCAATTAAACCTATGATAATTTGGTTTTTTATGAGAATAACCTTCAAATATATCAATTTCAGGGGGCCAACTGTCCCAACTCCACATCCAAAAAGCAGGCCATAAGTTCTTACCATATGGTAATTTAGCTTTTATTTCAAATATGCCAGGACCAAATTCAGTAGCACATGATACCAAACCTACACCTACTTTAGGTCTAATTCCTAATTCTTTAAATTCCTTAGGATTATATTGGGTTTTTAAATTTAAGTAGTTTTTTAATGTAATTTCAACAGCACTAGGATCATACCAACAATAAGGCTTATCCTTGTGTACCTGTCCCCACCTTTCTTGGGTTAACCATTTATATCCTGACCATTCTATTATTTTACTCATATCCTTGATATCAAGTCTAGTTCATCTTTATCTTCTAAACCTAGTTCTTTTAAGCGTTGGAGGTGGTAATCATCAATTTCCCAATTTACTTGACCTTCATTAACTGGTTTGTATTCCTCCATTGTTTGGATCTGTTTGTCACTAAATATGTCCCCAACTGTTAAAAAGTAACAATTATAACAAAGGAGTTCTACGTTATCTAATTTATAGTTTTTTTTATTATCGTCTTTAAAGTTCATTATTAATGGAACTTTGTAATCTAATACCCTGCGTTCATTAAATGAGCAATTTGAACAACAATCCTCTAAATAACCCTCTCCTATCATTCTCTCACGAATTTTAGCAGCAGAAAAATGAGAACTATCAACTCTACCTTCTATAATGTCTAATACAGCAGGTTGTTTTACACTACCATTTAAAAACTTAGGTATACCTTTACCTGCTTGATTTTTATGTTGTTCAAATAGGTCTGGGTAGCCTTCTTCAGTGGCCTCATAGTTTTTAGCCCATTTTTTGTAGTGAATGTAGGAAACACCTAAGTAACGAGCAGCTGCACGATTAGACATAGTCTTATTCATAGCTGCTTGTATCTGTTGTTTACTTAGGGGTTTTGCCTTGGGCATTTTTATCTATTTTTATTTTTAGGTCTACTAAGTATTCCCACAATTCTTCTTTAGTATTAAACATATGTTCAACACCCTCATCATCTAAAAATGGTACTACTCGTTTATTATCGTCAAATCTTGTGTATACATAAAACAATATTGCTTCAGCAGCAACAGGTTCAAAGCAAAAATGAACTAGGCTTTCTATAACTTGAAAGTAAATATCATCAATTGTTGATATATCTATTTTAAATTCGTCGTATAATTTGTGTTGACGTTGCCAAGCTTCTTCAAATAAATCTATTATACGACTAAACTCGTTTTTTATTTTAGTTTCTGCATCCTCTTTATCACTAGTAAAGTGAATAGTAGTCCCTAAAATAGATTCAAGTATTTCCTTTATTTCTCTTTTCTGCCCCATTAACCTTTTGTTTTAACCTAACCAATTCAGCACACTTATCATAATCTTCTTGTTTTTCGTAAAACTTAATAACTCCTTCAATAGCAGCTTTAAAATTACGTCTATAAATAGTTACCGAACATTCTAAGTTAGGTATATAAATTATCTTAGCTGTGGTAGAACTAGATTCTAGTGCTTCCTCTATCCCACTTACAACTTCATCAAATAATAGCTTGTGGAAATCCTCAGATTCAGTTAGTATATCTAAATCTTCTTTATCATCATAAAGTATTTCCACAGCAAGGATTTCACGTTTTTTTATTTCCTTATCCATGATTATAAATATTACAAATAAACTAACTCATTTTGATACTCTTGTAAGGAATTAACTGTAATTTTTAAGTTACCCAATTCAAAAGTACCTAATTGATTGTTATCTTTAATTATATCATTTAATTGTTGAATATAAGTGTAATCTTCTTGGGTAAAATTATTTCCATCTACCTCAACAACAATATCTTCTCCCTCATTAAACCATATACCTAATGTATTTTTAAGTTGGGTGGTGAAATTATTTAAGATTAGTTTTTTCTTATACACTACATTATAGTGTGATTTTCTAAAACCCCACTTTTTAATAAAGTTAATATTAGATTCTTGTTCTACACTTTGATAGTTACCTACTCTAGAAGTTTTACTTACAAAATGGTATACTTGAGCAGGGGAAACTACTTTTTTAAACCCTCCTATTTTATACCTTAGATGTAAATCATCATCTTCACAAAACATTTTAAATGTATCACCATCTAATTTTATATAATCTTCTTTTAAACACCCAAAAAATATTTGAGAGCCCCCTTCAGTTGTATTTTCAGATACAGGATAATCTAAAAACTTTTGGTGATTATAGGATTTTAAATCGGTTCCACAGTCTAAAATTTCTTTCCCAGGATAAGTGTCTAAGTATATAGGGGGTTCTACCCTTGTGTAAGATACAATAGTATTTTTTTGAATAGCTTTATCCATTAGTTCTACAAACCCAGGTTTAAGAACCATATCATTATGGAGAAGGATAATTTTATCTCCCTTAGCACGAGCTACAGCATTATTATAATTTTCACTTAATGTAACTTGATTATTTAGTTCTAAAATTATTTCTACTTCATTTTTATTAGGGTAAATTTCCCTAATATTATTTAGCAAGTACTTAGTATATTCAGAGTTTGTTTTATTAGTAGGTATAACAAGGGAAATCATATGTAATTTTCTTTAAATTTACTCCAAAAATCAGGCACAACATTTGTATAAGCTAATGTTGTGGACCCTAAGTGGAAAATAATTCCTTTATTAAGGAAATCAAAGGATTTATAATTATTTATAAAATCTTGATCAGTATTATATAAATAAGGAACTTGACAATTAAAATCTTTTGGTAAAACCGTTAATTCTTCACCAAATAACTCTTGTATGGTTAAATTAATAGCAGTTTGGTCCATAGCATCTAATCTTATCCCTCCCTGTTTTCCTATACCTTCTACGTGACAATTTATATCTTTTTCTTGGTAATAAAACTCTTTATAAAATTTTATTTTGTCTTGGAGGAGAGTTAAATGTTTTGGTTTTAAAGTAACAAATCCTGCATTAAAATAAGTTTTTATATAAGGTACTACTTCTGGGAAGTAGGGAACCCACTGGTTTAGGTGGTAATTAGCTACGCTATTTCCTCCTTGGTCTGGGATAACTCCAACTTCAACATTGTGGTTTTCTAATACCTCTATAAAATTATAAGCATCCCATCTGATTATAGTATCACCATCAACAAAAGTAAGACGTTCATAATCTCCATAAGAAGGAACTTCAACCCACCTGTCAAAACACATAGCGGCATAATCATTTTCAACATTTTTATAAGATTTATGTCCTGTTAAAATGATTAAATCTATATTATATTTTTTACAATAAAATTTCCAAGTTTCTAAACAAATCTCATAGTTAGGGTGACCAAATAATCCATTGTATCCTGGGATTATTATGGCATTTTTGCTTTTCATGTTATAATATTTTTAGATTTTAGGGTGTTAAGATGAGTTTCAATATAGCTACGCATATTAGATTCAAAATGATGTCTTTGATTAGGAATATTATTTAACACTAAAAAATCTTTATAGTACTTATTAAAACCATCTACCTCAGATGTAGCTAGGGGGCCAGAAGGATACATCCATATTGTTTCTCCTCTAAGAAGATATTGTTGAAAATCTACTCCTAAAGGTTTAACATTTTCTGTTATAATCATAGAATACCAATCCCAAGGTCCATACCCTTTCCAATTTTCTTGAAAAGGACATAATTCTTCATAAAATTTTTTGCTATATAAATCAAACCACCCCGCCCATTTACTTTTTTTAGTAGGGTATAATTTTATTTCTTCAGAAGAATGTTTATTACTATACCAAACATCGAAAGTATCAACTTTTAGGTAATCATTATAAGATATATCTACAAACTTAGGATCTGTTATTTCATCCCAAGCACTATCTCCTACTTTTGATATTTGGGGAGTAAGGACAAAATATTCATTTTTAATTTCCTTAGCAGATTCTATTAAATAGTATAAAAGATGTTCACTAAACAGCATATCAGGGCATACTGACATGTAATAATCTACTTCAGAGGAAATGCATTCCCTTTGTAAATTTAAATGCCCATACAACTCATCTCCTTCATATATTTTTTTGATATGGTTGTATTTTTCTAATAAAAGAGATATTTGATTATATTTTTCAATAAAAAATTCTTTAGGTAGCTTACTTTTTTCCCAATTAATAATATAAGAGGATAAATTAAGACAAGTTTCTATTGTTATATTATCTTCATCTGAAAGATAATAGTGGGATTTTTTAAGTTGGGAAAAAGCTAATAAGGCATAATCCATTTCCCATGGCATTAAATGACATATAATTTTTATATTCATTTTAATTTACTATAAACTTCTTTAATGCCTTGTTCTAATCCTATGTAATCTATTCCTAAATTAGTAAATGTACCTGAATATGAAGGAAAATCTCCTATCCATTCTTGTCTTATTCTCCGTCTAGAGCCTCCTTGGTCACTAATTAAAGAGGCTATTTGGGTTAAAAATAAAGACTTATTATAAGTGCAATCAATAATTTTAGGGGGATTATCATTTTTTATGTAAAAGTTAACTAATTTAATTAAATCTTTCATATAAAAAAAATCCATTTTCTTTTCGGCAAACACATATAAATCTTCTCCATTTAAATAACGTTTTATATTAGATTTAATAAACCTAGTATCTAACTCATTTTCATCAAAAACGGCAAATATTCTAATATTATAGAAATTATCCTCAATATTACAAATATCTTTTATAATTTTTTTACTTAAACCATAAGGAGTAGTAGGTTGTCCTAACTCAGCACCAGATCCAAATTGGATTAATTTACTAAAATGGAATTTATTATAATATAAATTATAAAACATTTGAAGATTTTGATAAAAAACCTCCCCAGTATCAGGTTTAAGACGGCTCCCTCCTTTAATAGCCGTATGGATAACTACATCAAAATATTTATCAGTAAACCACTTATCAGTAGCTTCTTTATCTGTAAGGTCAAAATCCTCTCTTGTAACACAAGTTATATCATAAGGAAATAAGCTCAGGCCTTTTTCAAGGCTCTGAGCTATGTATCCATTTCCTCCTGTAATGAGAATTTTCATTATCTTTTAATAGGACTGTCTGTTTTAGTAATAGGGGTTACACTATGGTTTTGATTATTATAATAATCAGTATCTTTTTCGTACTTCCATTTGTTATCTCCTAATAGTTTTTCTAATTCATCATCTTTAATTTCATAAAAATTTTCTGGGGTGGGGAATTGTCCTCCTCTAACTTCAGAAGCATATTGTTTAAGTGAATCTTGAATAAGTTGTCCTGCTTCACAGTATCTTTTTACAAATTTAGATTTAAATTCCCAAAATAGACCTGTTAAATCATGGAAAATAACTAACTGACCATCAACTTTATCGCCCGCTCCAATTCCATAAACTGGGATGTCAAGTTCTTTAGCGATCATTTCAGCGGGTTCTTTAGGCATTGCTTCTAAAAGAAGAGCTGAACATCCTGCTTCTTGGAGGGCTAAAGCTTGTTTAAGTACAACTTCAGCTTGTGCCGCTGTTTTTCCTTGTACCCTATAACCTCCTAATTTGGCTCTAGTATGAGGGGTTAAACCTAAATGACTCATAACCATAATTCCAGAATCACATATAGCTTTAATTCTTTCAATCATAGCTCCCTCTACTTTTACCATATCCATCCCCGCTTTAATAAAACGGCCTGCGTTTTCTACGGCACTTTCATTAGAAATTTGATATGACATATAGGGCATATCTCCAATTAAAAGAGCATTACTTGCCCCCCTTGAAACAGCTTCACATGAACGAATCATGTCATCCATAGTAACAGGAATAGTCGTTTTGTGACCTAAAGTAGTCATACCTAAAGAATCTCCTACTAAAATACAATCTACACCCGCCCCATCAGCAATATGGGCTTGAGGGTAATCATAAGCAGTTACAAGTACAGTTTTAGTACCTTCTCTTTTTTGTTTTCTTAGTTTAAGAATAGTTGTTTTTGTTTTGCTATCTGCAGCCATTTTTTATAAATTTTAATTTTTATTTTTTTAATGTTACCCACCCTTGTGAGTTATCCCTTCTAGGGATCATATCAATAATCATGTTTTTTTTAATTTGTTCATCCGTGAGATAGGGAGACATATCTTCTAAAGGGTTACCAAATTCTAACTTAGGGGTTAATTTTTGTTCTCTATCAATTATAACGTTTACTAATATACTACCAGGTTCTTGGAGAGCCAACCTAATTATTTCTTTATAATTAGCTTTTGTAGCGTGTACTGCTTTAATCCCATAAACCTTAGCTAACTCAACAAAATCTGGGGTCGAATAGTCTTGGGTTTCTGTTGCTATATATCTTGAATTAAAATATGAATCTTGAAATTGTTTAATTATCCCATAACAATCATTATTCATTATAAAAATTTTAAGGGGTAAGTTATAATGTTTTACAGTTTGTAGTTCCTGTAAATTCATTTGGAAACCTCCATCACCATCTATACAAATAACGGGATCATTGCTTCCTATTGTAGCTCCAATTGCTGATGGGAGTCCATAACCCATAGAGGAATTACCAAAATTAGAAAACATTCTTTGGTTTTCTTTAGGAGTTATAGATTGCATAGACCACACTAAGTGTCCCCCCTCATCAGGAATAACAGTACAAGTTTCAGGGAGTTGATTATTAAGTTCTTCTAAAAATTCATAAGAAGTAAGAATATCTGACTTTAAAGGTCTGTTTTCTAGGTTTACAGATTTATACTTATTAGCCCAATTTGTAAATTGAGAATTAGGGCTAGAATCAATCCATAAATTTAAAAATCTTTTAGCATCACAAATAATAGGTAAATCAATCTGTAGTCCTCTGTCTTTGCTTACTTCATTACCATCAATATCTACCATAACTTTATAAGATTCCCTAGAGAATGTTTTTAAATCCCCTCCAGTTTGTCTAGTATCTAATCTAGACCCTATAGAAATAAGCAAATCACAATTTTGTATAGCAAAATTACCTTTTCTACTACCATACACACCTATATCTCCTATAAATTGAGGATGATCATGTGACATTATATCAAATCCACCCCAAGACACTACAAAAGGTAGTTTAGTATTTTCTACTAAAGTCTTTACTTCATCTATTGCCCCCCCTAATCTAATACCATGTCCCAATAGTAATAAAGGACGTTTGCTATCTTTTATCTTTTCATTAAGAAGAATTATTTGATCTTGAATAAACTTATCACTAACTATATTAAAATCCTTTTTTTCCCATTTATCTGTAGTTTTTTCTATTAGTGAGTTTTGTATATCTACAGGGAAATCCAATAAAACCGGACCAGGTCTACCTGTGGTTGCTGCTACATAAGCTTGTTCTATTTTAGATTTAATACTTTTTAAATCATTTAAAATGGTAGCATACTTAGTAAAATGTTTAAAAGATTCCACTACAGGAGTTTCTTGGAATCCAACTTGTCTAGGAGTTGTAGAGACTGAGTTGATTGTTTCATAAGTACTAACTTGGCCTGTTATAAAAATACAAGGAATGGATTCATACCAACATCCACAAATCCCATTTAATAAATTTTGAGCACCAGGGCCACTAGTACTTAAAACTGCTGCTATTTTCCCAGAAGTTCTATAATAACCTTCAGCAGCCATAGCAGCGGATTGTTCATGTTGGAAACAATAGTACTTTACATTAGGTTTCCTTCCTATATAATCTACAGTTGGAACTATAGCCCCTCCTGTAACAAGGAAAAAGGTATCAACCCCATTATCTACCAAAGTATCTATTAAATATTCTAATACTTTTACTTTCATCACCAAATAAATCTATTTTTATAATATCTTATTATATTAGGAAGTTCATTGTCAAATTGTTTTTGAGGTTCCCATCCTAATTTTCTTAGTTTTGAGTCATCTAAAGCATACCTAACATCTTGACCTTTCCTACTAAAAGATACATCAATGTATGAAGAATAATTTACTTCTTCAAGATATTCTTTAATTATTTTTTTAACAGTTACAATATTTTCTTGCTCAAACCCACCTGCTATGTTATAGATTTCATTAGTAATACCCGATTCAATTATAGTAATAATAGCATTAGCTGTGTCTTGAGCATGCAGCCAATTTCTAATAGGTGTTCCGTTATTATGTAAAGGAATTTGTTTACCTAAGTGTAGATATTTACATGATTTAGGTATAAGTTTTTCAACATATTGTCCTATTCCGTAATTGTTAGTAGGTCTAACAACAACATAAGGTAAATTATATGTTCTAGCCCAAGCTAATACTAACTGGTCAGCTGCTGCTTTAGTAGCTGAGTAGGGATTACTAGGGTGGAGTAAATCTGTTTCAGTGTGGGCACCCTTCTCTATATCCCCATATACTTCATCAGTGCTAAAGTGTAAGAATATAGGTTTACCAGAATTTTCTCCTCTGTGATTTCTAATAAGTTCTAAAAGGTTATGAACTCCATTAATATTAGAGTGAACAAAATCATCACTATTAGCTATACTATTTCCAACATGGGTTTCAGCTGCTGTGTTAATTACATAATCACAATCATATAAAAACTTTAAATCATTTATATCACAATGAACAAATGAAAAATTAGGGTATTGTTTAAATTCGTTTAAAAGATGTTTATTGGCGGCATAGGTTATTTTATCTACACCTTTAACATACCAACCCTTATCTAAACAAGTTCGGGTTACATAAGAACCTATAAAGCCTAAACAACCTGTTACGTATACTACTTTCATTTAAAATTTACAATTACATTTTTCTGTAAGAAACTGTTTAGTTTCATTATTAAACCACATGGTTTTTATTTCATTTAAAGTTTCATTATACTCTTCTTTAGTTTTTACTCCAAGGGCTTCGGCATAGTGAAAAACTTTAATTTGTTTGTTATCTTTTGTAAAAAGTTTATTATCTTTTACATAATATTCCGAAGTAGGGTAAACATCTCCTATTGGGGTACTGTTAGGATCTTTATAATTACCACTGTATAACTTTCCTTTGTGCATTTGGTTTCCTCCACTTGCGGAACCTTTAGACCTAACATTGTATAATGTTTGAGTTTTTATATAAGGAAAATCTACTATACTTACTTTAATGTTTAATTCCTTCTGGTTGATGTAACAATAGTTTAGGCCCCCCTGTTCAGCATGATCTGTCCAATATTTTATAGAGTTTTCATACACAGTTTCTGCTCCTTTTAAACTATTAAAGCAAGTTACATCAGCATTAATAAAAGAAACATCCCTGTAGGTGTTTCCTTGAAATGAAAACTCTTCTATTAAAGGGGACCAATATTTAGTTTTCATAAAAGCATAAGGGGGACCAGCTGAGCATATCACATCATCAGTGGTGTTATTTATAAATTCATTTAAATAACCACAAGTAAAAGTATCTGCACCAAGCATTATTATTTTATCATAATGCTTTTTTTTCATAAACTCTTTTATTAAGTGAACTCTAAATATACCTAAATGGTCATAATATTCCTTAATATCTAATTCTTTTAAGTAGTCATCAAGCGTATTATTATTTACATATAGCAAATCTACATCAGGATGGTGTACCTTAAAACTATTTATAGCATTGGGAGTAAAAAAAGTATCCCCTTTAAAGTTTTTATCTTTATTGTTAGAAATACTAAGTATTAAACAACCTACTTTCATTTATTAAAAAACTCTTTTATTTTATTACAAACATAATCTACATCTTCAAGAGTCATCCCGTGGTGTGCCCCTAATAAAAACCCATTTTTCATAATAAGATCAGAATTAGTAAAAGGTTGAAGATATTCTCTATACACAGGGTGACGTGTAACATTCCCTGCAAATGTTACTCTGGTTTGGATGTTGTTGTCTTCTAGAAAATGAAGAAGTTCAAATCTTTTTTCAGATTGTAGAGGAATAGCTAACCAATTAGGCTTAATACTATCATCTGGGAGGATTAAGTCTCCTACCCCTTGTAGATTTTCTATATAACGTTCAATATTATTTCGTCGAATTTTAAAGAATTTTTTAAACCTTTCAAGTTGAACTAAACCAAATGCTGCTTGCATTTCAGTAGATTTCATATTGTATCCTAAAACTCCATATAAAAATTTATAATCATAAGGAATACCATCAACATTATAATTAAATCTATCTGACATATCTTCTGAGTTGTCACCTATCCTACCCCAATCTCTAAATTGTAGACAAATATTACGAAGTTTTTCATCATTAAACATTACCATCCCCCCGGCACCACCAGCTGTGATCACATGAGAAGCATAAAAACTAGTAGTAGCTATATCAGTTTCGGGGGTGTAAGTTACAGTATCAGCAGAATCTTCTATTAAAATAATATCTTCTCTATTTATTTCAGCTAAACCCTTTTTAAGAGCTTCCCAATTTGGTTTATTACCAATAAGATTGGGAATCATAAAAGCTTTAACATCATCATCTACAACAGATAACACCTCTTCTACGTTAGCACAGTAGGTTGTCAAATCTACATCAACAAACACAGGAATTAATCCCAACTGGATAATTGGGGCTAAAGTTGTAGAAAAAGTACAAGCGGGGGTAACTACTTTTGTTCCTTTTGGTAATTGAAGGCTGGCAAGCGCTAACAAACATGCAGCAGAACCTGAGTTCACAAACACCCCATATTTTTTACCAAATTGTTTTGCTATTTTTTCTTCAAATTCTACAGTACGAGGGCCAAATCCTGCAAGCCACCCGTCTTTTAAACATTCTTCTACAGCTTTAATTTCTTCTTCCCCATATGCTTCAAATTTATTGGGGGCATACCATACTTTTTTCATGTCTTTGAGTATATTAAAAATTTAGTAAGATTCCAAGCTAAGTAGTACTTCAATTACACTATCTATATCTTGTAATTTCCAAGGTAAATTATTTTTATCAACTAAATTAGGATCTAATTCTCCTACACATTCCCCCCCTCCATTTAAAGCAAATAAAGGGGCCCCAGAATACGAAGAAAAAGTTTTTAATTTTTGATTAAACCAATTTTCCATTTTAGGATGAGAAAGAATTATATTATTATTTTCTTTTCCTGAAAAAATAATTCCTACAGCTGATGCGCTACTTTGTTGGATTATATTTGAATAAGATTTAAATATTTGTATTTTTTGGATTATATCATAATCCATTAATTCTATTATATCATATTTTAACTTATTTTGTATTTGTTCAATAAGTTCAATTTCATTAAGTAATTCCCTTTTATGATGCCATCCCCTTTTTATAGTGTCTTGCCTAGATATATAACACCCTTTAGAAGAGGTTTTTATAGGGGGAACTTTACTGGCTATTTCTTGTATTTTGCTTAAAACTAAATCATCCCCTATAGGTTCAGGAAAACAATACTGAACATTAGGTATAATTAAATTGCTTATCTTATATCTAAGATGTTTTTTAAATACTATAACATCTATATTTTTGTCTTTAAGGTAAAGATCTAACCACTGTTTTATAAAGCTACTATTTCCTTTGTCTTGATAAAAATCTTCGGGTATACCTAAAACTATATCAGGGATATTTAGTTGTTCAAAATATAAAATCTTACTAAATAAGTTGAAAAAAAAATGGGCGTAGTTTAATCCTGCAGAATCATAGAACAAAAATATATTTTTATCAATAATTTCATCGTACGAAGTATCACTATTAGATACTTTACTATAAATTAAACTATGATCCCCCTTCCTTTGGGCGTCTGTATTGTCAATATCTAATTCTAAGTTATTGTGGTAGATTTCTAACCATCCTCTACCTATTCCTTTTACCATTTCAAAGTCCTTATGTTTTAAATAAGCATCTTTAAAAGATAAACAATAATGTCTATGGGGAAAAATTTTACTAGAAAGGGGAGTTGGGAGTACTTTGTACATTATATTAAATTTTCTATTAGTTTAAAGTATTTAGTAAATTTAGCAGAAGATTCTTCATGTAAAGGAAGTAAAGAAAATAATAAGCTAGCAGTAATAAGTTTTATATATTTGTTTTCTTCAGGGGTAAATTGGTTTTCAAAACATTGTATAAAATCCCTAGTATACACATTATCTATTTCTATATCATTAAGAATAAAATCATATCCAATTAAAGACTGATAGATTTTAGCATAATCATAAAATATATCTCCTTTTAAGCTAGGGGTTTCTCCTAACATCCCCCTCATATCTACAAATTTAATACTGTTTTTAGTTTTTATAATGTTAGTAAAAACAGGATCACCATGAATTATACCAGGAACAGCAGTAGTGTAATTACTAAGTTTATCTTTTAAAACATCAAAAATAAGTTTTGATCCTAAAAATTTATTATATAATTCTATATTATTATTGTATCTAGATATTAATTTAGGTACATAATTAGAATATATATCTCCTTGTTCCTCTACATGGGTCTTGCTTGTATGAATTTGGGCCATACTATCTAATAGTGTATAAAAGGAATTCAGGGTTAAAGTTTTAGTAGTATACAAATATGAAAAACTTACCCCTTCTATATTCTCCATAGAAACAACATTATTTTTAATACTATTTACTTTGGGAAAATGAGGTTTTATTACTTCAGGAATATTTTTATACCAGTATAATTCCCCTGGGTTAGAAGTGGTTTTAACTACTGTATCTCCTTTATATTGGACTTCATTAAAGCTTCTAGAAGGGGTTAAAGTGTCAAAAATACCTATTCTTTGTTGGGGATTAATATAGGGATTAACTGCTAAATCATCTATGTAAAAATTAGCATAGGGTTTACCAAAATAAATTTCATCGTAGGGTATACCAAATTTATCTAAAGTCTCAAATGTAACTTTAGATATATCTGCTACTACCTTACCTACATTACCATGATGGGTTCTCATTCTTCGGGCAGTATAAATAATAATAGTATGCCCTAAATCCTTTAAAAATTTAAGTAATTTAATATTACTTACTAAAGGTTCTACACTAGAATAATCCCCTTTTATTTTAGGATAACTAACTAAAGTATTATCTAAATCAAAACAAATTCTAAATTTTTCTGCAAGGGTTTTATTCCTAGTACAAAATATTTGGAGTTGGAGGGGGGTTCCCACACAATGAAAATCCTTAATACATTGCCCCACAATTTTAATATTATCTTTGAGCATTTCTTTATAAACGTAAGAAGTATACAATTCACTACGTAAAGATAATATTTTTTCTATATAATTTTTTAATAAAGTCCCCGACTCAAAACCATAAGCTCCGGTGTTAGCATAATCCGATATTTTATTTTTTTCTTCTATACAAGTAACTGTGTTATTTTCTAGTCCTATATATGAAAATAAAGGTTCAGGTGAAGTATCTTTAAAATAAAAAATACAATTTTTATTTTTAGACTGTCTGTAATTTGATATTATATCTTCTTTGTAGAAAGTATCACAATCTAAAAGAAGAAACTCATTATCTAATTCTTTAATAGAAAGTTCATTTAGCCCTTTTAGTACAGTTTCAGCAGCACCTTTAGTTACTGAGGATAAGGGAATAAAGTTAATGTTTTTATCAGGGAAGTAAAAGTTTAGAAGGGATTTAAAGTTAAACTCTTCTAATTGGTTATTGTATACAATATGAAGAGTATCATCTTCATTAAGAGTTAGATTTTCAATAACCCTACAAATCATAGGTTTTCCTAAAACATTAATTAAAGGTTTAGGATATAAAAATCCTTCATCTTTAAATCGTTGCCCGACCCCTCCTATTGGAATTATTATATTCATAATGTTTCATATAAAGCATTTTGTGCCTCTTGTCTTTCAATAGTTTTTGGGTGATGAAGGCAAAATTCATCATTAGCAGGAAGATGAGCATAATCTTTATGACCTGTTAATACTTCATGTACTTTATTTTTCCATTTAATTCTTTTAACATTTTTAAGAATACGACATTGATAGTCAGGAAAATTAACTCTATTTTTATTATTCATAACCCACCCCCATCTCTTAATATGTTCACTAGTTAGGCCTTCTACTAAATTAATACGAGGAACCCAAATAATATCTACTTTATTATTACCTTCTATAATAGTAGGTAACATACTCATTAAATACTCTTCAGGATACTCATCAGCATCAATTTGAAAAATATAATCTCCTGTGCAATGGTTTTTTAGATTATTTTTAAAAGCGGCAAAATTACCATTTAAAGGGAATTCAACATGTGTGTAGGGCATGTTAAATTCAGCATATCCCTTTAATACTTCATAAACTGCCTGAGTGGTATTACCTTTATCACATTGTACTACAATTTCGTCTTCAGGTCTTTTGTGTTTAAATAAATAATCTAAAAGGCGTTTTAACTCTTCATGCTCATTATGTACAGGTATAGCGTAACTTATTTTCATTTTATTCTTTTTCAAACATCCCAATATAATCAAGAGCTTCTATAAAATCCCGTTCTTCAAAATGTTTTAAACTTTTCATATCCATCTTATTTTCATAAAATTCTCCAGAAGAACCTGGGATTGGGAAATTTTTTCTTTCTTCTTCAAGGATAGAAACAGATTTTATAGCAGCCCATTTCCAATCTTTTGTGCTAGTTCCATCTATATAAACCATACCTTTACTATTTAAATTTAATGTAGAGGGAATCCAATAATTTTTTTGATCATCCTGGTATGCTAAATCTTTATATAATTCTGGAAGTACTTCTAGTTGTTCTTCTAAGAATTCACTATCTTGTTTCATTAAAGTGTTTGTAGTAAATCCACATCCATAACACATATAAACTTTATAGTCTGCTCCTAAATTATTTACATAACAAGCATCACTTTGACATCTATTACATATTGTTAACTCATCATTATTCATTGTGTTACTTTTTTAAGTTTAGGTAATTTAGGAGTATCAATTTTTTTAACTTTAGATAAATCTAATTCTACTTGTTTAGGAAAATTAGGAACATATTTACTTAAATAAGAATTAAGCTGTTCTACCATTTTAGCATAACTAAACTCAGTTTTTGATTTATTAGCTTGTTTAACAGCTTTTTCCTTATAATTTTTATAATTTACATATACATCTTTCATAGCTACAGAAGCAGCCTCAGCATCTACACCAAACCATTGAAATTCCTCCATAATAATATTGGTAGACATTGCACTTTTATCAACTTTATGTAATTCACCAGGTAATAATACAGAGTATTCTGATGAAAGGAAATCGGTATGTCCTGACCAATTTGTAGTAATAACTGGTTTTTTGGTAAGACTAAATTCAAGCATAGGTCTTCCAAAACCTTCACCTTTTGTTAAGCTAATTAAAGCTTTTACTTTTTTATGAGTATAAAGATGACTTATTTCTTCATCAGTATAATCTCCATGTATTAAATATATATTAGGTAAAGTTTTAGCATTAGGGATACTATTACGGATAATATCTATTTTTTCTAAAATAGTTTGCCTATCTATTGCAGAGGCCCCACCTCCACTAGTTTTTAATATTAAAGCAGGAGTTTGTTTTTTATTTTTAAATGTTTCTAAGAAAATTTGAATCATATACCCAACATTTTTTCTATCATGACCTATATTCCCTTGCATCCAGTGTCCCATAAACAAATAAGCAAAATCTTCTTTTACTAAATCTAAATTAAAGTTAGAGACTTTAGGCTGGTATAGAGAGGTATCAGCTCCTTCTATTAATACTTCTACAGGTTTTTTAATTTTAAGAGTTCCAGTTGGGGCATTAGTAGCTTTATCTACTTGTTGGAATTCTATTGCTTTAAGCACATTTGCACTATGTGTAGAAGAAGTTAATACTAAGTCCATTTTATTACATCCTTGAATCCAAGTGTGATGAACTCCAGTTGTTTCTATTCCTGCAGTTAATCCTATATTAAATTTACCTACATTTTGGAATTCATTAGGAATTGTAATTTGGCACCACAATTCAGGTTGACGAGGGAGTTTATTACCCATAGGTAATAAATGGGGAGTTAAAAACTGCCATTTTTTATGATCTCTTATAAATCCCCAAGGAGTTTCACCCCATCTTTGTGGGAGGATTTTTACATCATATTTATCTGTTTCAATTAGGGCTTTAACAAAGTCCCTAGATCTAGCTCCATACCCACTATAAGTGTCTATGGGACAGCTTACTATAAATAAAGGTTTCATTAGTAAATAAGTTTATGTTGTGTAACTTTTTTCTTTAAAGGTGTAATTTTTATTACGTGTTGTTGCGTTTGGGGTTTCCATGTATCGAACAATAAATCAAAATTTTCTATTACTCTTTCTGCTTGTTTTTTAGAAGTAAATCCTGCTTCTTCACCAATAGCCCATTCTCTTCCTATCTTTCCTTTAGCACGTCTTGCTTCTTCTCCCATTCCCCAAACTTGATACAACTGATTAGCGGCATCGCTAGGGTCACATCTATCGTCAAAAATGTAAGGGGTAGGAGGAGAACCTTGAATAGATCTGCTTACAGGGAATACTGGGAAAGCCCATTCTCCACATTTAGTTAATTTTTTAGTGTGATTAGAAGGAAGCTCTCGGGAAGGTGTAAACCATTTTCCTTTTTTATCTTCAAAACGCATTTGATCTTGCATTCCCCCAGTAACATTAGCTACAATAGGATTACCTACAAGCATAGCTTCTGTTAAACTTAAACCCCACCCCTCATTAGAGGTTAATAATATTTGCACATCAGTAGAATTATACAATAAATTCATTTCCTCTGTGCTATATTTTTTAGGGGTAAAAATAACATTATATTTTTCATCATCCCCACATAGCATTTCTACTACTTTTAATAAATCAGTACCATTAGGATCTACTTGTTGAGTGTGTAAAACTAAAGCACACTTTTTAGCTTGTTTAGTATCTAACTTATCTACAAATTGTTTATAGGCCCAAATAGTATCGGGGGCTTGTTTTCTTCTAATATTTCTAGAATTAAATAAAACTGCAAATTCTATTTCTTTATCTCCATAAAGGGATTTTTTAAAAGTTTGTAATTCTATGTCTGTTTTATCTAAGGGTTTAAATATTTCGTGATTTAAACCATGGGGGACATATGAAATAATTTTATTTTTTGCTTTTTCTCCTAATACTAGTTTATTAATATTAACAGTTTGTTTAGAAATACCCATTAATAAATCACAGGATTCATAAAAAGCTTCATTATATCTAGGAGCAGGATAATCATCCCAAATATTTAGATAAGCTATAGGAATATTTCTTCTAATTTCATTTTCAATTTGAAACAACCAAACCCAGTATCTAGGATCAGTTATAATAAAAATAGCATCGGGTTTTTCTTCTTGCATTATTTGTCTAACCATAGTAGGATTTCCATATCCCGAACTAGGATATATTTTAACTGAAGCATCTTCTATTCCTACTATTTTTTGAGTATCGGCACTAATATCTAATCTTTGCCCCGCCTCTGGGTGTTGTATGGCTGCTCCTATTTGTACCCAATTAAAGTGGTGGCAAGTGTGGATAACTATTTCTTTAGCAACTGTTGCAATCCCCGAATGTGTTCTAATATCATCGCACATCAACAGAATTTTTTTCCGTTGGTCTTTTGGAATATAACCTTTTTTCATTTTTGTTTTTTTATACAAAGTTTATGTCATTATTTAACAGGAATTGGCGTACCCACAGGATATGGGAAACCTTCTTTGGCTGCGGTAACAGAAGTCATACCTGTTTTTACTGGAATAGCTGTACGTAGTGGTACTGCAGCCTCGTTTAATGGACCATAGCACTTGGATAAAATAATACCGTTGTCAAGGGTATCAATGATGTCACAAGGCATTGCAAACATATTACTCATACTTGTGTTTGGTGAATTAGTATTTACAATAAACTTACGATTAATGGGTGGCAACCACTCCCATCCATTAGTTTCAGGATTAAATTGTGGTACAGTATCATTTGTCCCAAAGAACCAAAAGAAGGACCATGTGGTTCCATCAGTTCCGTCAGGAGTTTGTTGGTTTTCGGTGACGTTAAATTCACCCCAAGTTCCACCTGAACCTTCCATAGCTAAGTTAGAGATTGATAGTCCGTCCATAACAGGACAAATTGCGCAACCTTCATCAAATTCAGTTCCTTGTACAGTTATTTTTTTACCTGTAGGTACCGCACCCGATGCACCACAGAAAGAGAATGAACCTTCATGTATAACTAATACTTCTTCAGGTTCGGGGCAACATCCAAATAAGAATGTAATTGGCAATAGGGATAATAATAGTTTTTTCATTTTTTATAAATCTAAATTGTTGTGATTGTGGATTTGACGTTTAAAATCTTCATCAGTAAGATATAAATGAACACAGCGGTCAGCAAGTTTTTGAAACGAAAACTTATGTCTAACACATGCTACTTTAAATTCTTCAAATAAATCACTTTGGATTTTTACGCTTGTTAATGTTAAATCTTTTTTACTCATAATATATTTTGATATAAATATTCGCAAAATTAGGGAGATACATGTTTATTACATAGTTCTTTATTATCATTAAAAGGACACCATTCACATAGTTTTGATACTATTTTAGGGTGTTCTTTGTCTTGGTGTTTACCTTTAGGGGTAAAACATTCAGTAATAAATTCCTCTAGTATGCGATCTGCTTTTTTAAGTTTGTTTCTACCTGCAGCAGGTCTATGTTGTTGTACTCTATAGATTGGGTAATCACTATTTTCCCATATTTTTCTACGTACAATAAAAAATTCCACTTCTATGTTTTCAAGTGGAATTCCATATTGTTCATTAAAGAATTTTTTGTAAAGTACAAGCTGCATTTGCTTGTTTTCGTCTTTTTTAGCGGTATCATTCCATCCCCTAGTAGACGTTTTTATATCGTATACATAAAATTTGTTTGTGGGTTCATGATATAATACGAGATCAATAAAACCCTTGTACACTAAATTTCTACCAACGTTCATTACAATTGGTAACTCAATACCTGCAAGATGCCAACCACGGTTACCAAAGTATTGTTTACGTTTTTTTTTAAGAAATTCAAGTATAGCTACACCATCTTCAAAAAACTCTCGTAATTCCTCTGGGGATGAGTAGTGAGTATCTTTATTTTGTTTGTATCCTTCTTTGTATAGGCCTATAAATTTTTCTTGGAATAATTCCTCTAAATTCATAGCATCTGCTTTTACTCCTGATTGTTCATACAATACCGTAAGCCAATCTTGGATCACTTCATGCATAGCAGTACCAAAGGTAAAATGAATGGATTGTTCATTTTGGTAGTGTCCGTCTTTATACTGGAGTGCCCACTTGTGTGGGCAACTCCTATACATGGACATTTGGGAGTAAGAAATTGTCTTTTGGTAAGCGTAATTTACCTCAGGTAATTCCTTATTTTGTATCTCCTTAAGTATTTGGGGCTTCTTTGCCATATATTTTTTCTAATTTTTCTAAATAAAGTATGGCATCCATTAACTCTTCTTTCATATGAGTAATCCATTCTGGGAATTGTAGGTCCTCTCGGTCCATATTAACTCCATATTTTTGCTCACCCATTTTGGAACGGGTTTCAAATTGTTTAATTACTGAAGTGACTATGCTGTCCATTATTTAAATAATTCTTTGATTTCGTCTTTTTGTAAGCCCTGTTGTTGGAGTGCTTCCTTAATATATTTTTTATCAAGTATGTCTACCCAATCAGCTGCTTGTTTGGTAGAAACCTCATATAAAGAAGCAATTGTATCTAATAATTTTTTACTAGGTTGTTTCATTTTAGGTTTAATATATTTTAACCAAACATTTTGTTTAGGGAGTAAACCACAATACACTGTATAATATTTCTTCTTATCAGTATAAGGTATGGTTTGGACATAATTTACCAACTCAACAAAGGGTTGGTGCATAGATAAAAAACGATTAACCATATAGGGATTAAAGGACTCCCTCTCTTTGTCCGAGAAGGAGTCCCAATCTCGTTTTTTACCTGTTAACTCTTTGAGCCAATCAAAAAGTGTCATACTCGTCTCTCAATTCAGGTGGGAGAGTTTCCGAGTAAATTTTTCCTGTAGCCCCGTCATAAAATACTGGGATAGGGAGGACAGCATCCTCACCACCTGTAATGAAACGGGATACTTTACGCAAGATAAATCCTTGCTTAAATATTTGATCCCCAGATTCAGTGGTGATTGAGGTAGTTTTGCTCAAATCAAGTTGTGGTTGTTGAGCTGTCATTTCTGATTTCTTCATAATTTATTGTTTTAATTTCGTTACAAAAGTAATATAATTCTTCTTTTTTAAGCACAGTATCACAGTGCCAATATTTTTTTAATAAGTTGGGATCTAATTTATCAGTAACCTTAGCGGTACGATACAATAGAAACATTCGTTCTCCAAATTCAAATATGTTTTTATATAACATTTAATAAGTATTTACCTACTTCAATATTTACTAAATGAAGAGCTTCGGTACGATTTTGTTCTAACCATTCGTAAGTTAACTTATTGGGGAATTTAAATGTAGGGCCTTTAGGAAGATTTGAATTTATTACTCCTAGCCCACAATCTGTATTGATGGTAATGCATCCTATATCAAAATTGTTTCGAAATTTTACAATACTTTTCCACACATCACCATGCCAATATGATTGTATTCTAGGTACAATTTGGGATTCTTTACTTAAAGGATTACAATCGTGTAGTATGATACTTCCTTCTTTATTTAAATATTTTAAAGAATTTTGTATATCTTTATCAACTTGGTCTGAGTGGTGAAGCCCATCTATGAAAATAATATCATATTTTTCTAATGAAGGTGCGTATTTTTTAAAAAAATTATCTGAGGTTATGGGGTAGGTTACTTCTACTTTAAAACTATTATTTCCCCCATGACTTGTAGCATTATCATCAGATCCAGGATCTACTCCATCTTTGTGGGCACATTGGATTTGATTAAAACACCACCCATTATCTACTCCTATTTCTAAATACCTTTGGTAATTGTGTTTTTGTATAAGTTTATTAATTAATTCTACTCGGTTCATTTTAAAATAATTTTACCAGAGATTTCAAGTAGTTTAGAAATACA